ATGCCCCCACTGACCGATCTCGCAATACGACGCGCCAAACCTGCCGCGAAGACCCAACGCCTGTATGACAGCGACGGCTTGTACCTGGAGCTGTCGCCGAAGGGCGGGCGCTGGTTTCGCCTGAAGTATCGATTCGGCGGCAAGGAAAAGCGGCTGGCCCTCGGCGTCTACCCAGAAGTGCCGCTGGCACTGGCCAGGCAGCGGCGGGACGAAGCACGCCAGTTGGTGGCTCAGGGTATCGATCCGGGCGAGCACCGGAAAGCAGCAACGGCTGCGCGTGCAATCCTCGACGCCAACACTTTCGAGGTGATCGCCAACGAGTGGCTGGAGAAGCGCAACTGGGTGGATGGGTACCGCGTGAAAGTCGTCGGGTGGTTCACGAACGACGTGTTCCCCTACATCGGCGCGCGGCCGGCAGCGGAACTGGAAGCGCCTGAATTCCTGGCGGTGGCCAGACGCATCGAGAAGCGCGGCGCCTTCGAGTCGGCGCATCGGATCATGCAGAACTGCGGCCAGGTCATGCGATACGCCATCGCCACCGGGCGTGCCAGCCGCAACCCAGTGGCGGATCTGCGCGGCGCGCTGAAGCCAACGCCCGAACGCCACCTGCCGGCAGTGACGGATCCGGACGAGCTGGGGCCGCTCCTGCGCGCCATGGACGGCTACAAGGGCAGCCATGTCACGCGCTGCGCTCTCGTGCTGGCGCCGCTCCTCTTCGTACGTCCTGGCGAGCTACGGCAGGCCGAGTGGTCGGAGTTCGATATCGAGGCCGCTCGGTGGAACATCCCCGCCGAGAAGATGAAGATGCGCCAGCCGCACGTTGTCCCGCTCTCGCGCCAGGCGCTGACTGTCCTGGCGGACTTGCAGCGGCTCACCGGCGCCGGCCGCTACCTCTTCCCCAGCACCAGGACGAAGCTGAGGCCGATGTCAGACAACGCGGTGAACGCAGCTCTGCGCCGCATGGGCTACGAGGTAGGCACGGTGACCGGCCACGGCTTCCGCGCCACAGCCCGCACGATCCTCGACGAGATCCTTGGCTTCCGGCCGGACATCATTGAGCACCAGCTGGCGCATGCAGTGAAGGATCCCAACGGCCGAGCTTACAACCGCACGACACACCTCGCGGAGCGCGTGCGCATGATGCAGCGCTGGGCCGACTACCTTGACGAATTACGCATGAACCCCGTCGGTAGCGCCAGTTTTCATGCGGGGCGGGATCTCAGCCGATGAAACGTGCATTGCATCTTTGGTGGCCTTTCGCTGCCACCTCACGCACCACTTGCCCTCGCCCATCTTTCAATGAACGACGCTTGCAGCCTCTGTATCCCATTTAAAATTTTTAAGCCTTTCCCAAGCACGCTCAATATGCTCGGTCTTCATGAGGCGAGCTTTTCTAGTGTTCCAAGACCAAACCTCTTTAACAGCCACCTCAACCGACTCAGCAGCAAGAGGTGATTGCATCATGACCCAATGCACAGAGCCCAGTAACTCAAGACCAAAAGGATCTTCATAGCCCTCTATCAATGCAGCCACTCTTTCCATTCTTTCCTCGGTAGCCAACCTCCCAGCAAGAAAACTGGAGGCTTCTTCCGCGGAACCGGGAATCAATTCTATTTGCTTTAGCGGCGTTTCGTCGCCATCCCCAAATCCTTGAAGATAGTGCCCCTCAAGCTTGTTGAGGACAAAGCGTAGATTATTAGAATAAGGGCCGTACGTTCCTTTTGTATATTTAAGTCTCAATGGCTCACCAGCCTGCTCTAGAAAGTACATCAATTTATGCACTTCTAACAAACGCACCATCGGGTCTAGCAAAGCTGATCTATATTTGTCGACAAGAGCTACTACCGCAGCACCACCCGGCGTAAGCGGCTTCTTGATAGTACGGTTCGGCATGTCTTCTGCAGGGGGAGCCCCATCTGGAGAAAAGAGCTCAACCCGAACGTTTTCAAGATGCCCCAGGGCGCGCTCTATCAAGGGACGAACATCGCTCCATGCCAGTCCGCCGTATCCACACCCAAGAGGGGGAACGGCGATCGACTTCAACTCGTAGCGCTTAATTACGTCCACCAAATCTACGAGGCCATCCTCGATATCCTCGATTTTGCTCTTCGATTTCCAGTGTTTTTTCGTTGGGAAATTGATGACAAATCGCGGCCCGCCGCCCAACTGGCCAAGTTCGACAACTTGCATTTTACCGAGCTGCATTTGACCCAGGTCGCAAGCTGCCCTGTAATGATCATACATTTTTGGATACGCGCGCTTGAATTGAAGAGCAATGCCCTTGCCCATCACCCCTTCCGTGTTGACGGTGTTGACAAGCGCATCAACGTTTGCCTTTAGGAGGTTGCCTGTCGCGATTGTAATCATTAGTAATACCAACTCGGAATAACTTTAACTTCAGGCCGATGAGAATGCGGACCAACATCAATGATTTCTCTAACTCTGGATGCTATCGATTTACTTCGACAACCTATACCTACAAACGCTTCCCACGGCACCAGATCTCTAACTAAAAATTCAGCAGCCTTTTGGTGTTGCTGCCCACTCCAGGAGGTCGCCTTTATCGCCGCCCAATTTAGCTGCTTAAAGCCAGCTTTGCTATTGTAAAACAATGCATGAGCAGCTGAAGCATTCCCATCGCTAATAGCCCATTCCCGTCCAAGCTTCATGAGAGCAGAAGTTCTAGTTGCGAGATGCAAAATAGTCTCTTGACAACCCTCTGGACGCCCTGTGTTTCCTTTGTTTATGGTGTACAGCATCACTGACCTCGGGCAGTAGTAGAACGGCACGAACTCTCCTACAAATGCCTGCCCTTGAGCACAGCTCACTCTACATACCTCAAGCCGCCGTTGCTTGATGTGCGAGTATCCAACCACAGTAGGCTCATGACCATTGCGAGCCAGATATCCATCAGAGTACAGCGCGCCGGTCTGAATGATGGCGGGCAGGTTCTCGATATCCGTAATGTGATAAGCAGCCGGATCATCAGGGGTGAGACTGTCGTTTGCCATAAGTACCTTCGAGACCGTCTGCTATGTATAGTCGATTACACAGACAACGCAAGCTCGACCTGTGCCCCTCGCTCGTGTCACTTGACCAAGGAAGGGGTCCAAACTCACAGAGGTCAGCATCCGCACGTTGGTTAGATCGTATCGTGACGGCTGCCAGCTGCCTGTTGGGCGCTCTGGGAGGGCGAGCTACTCCGACGAGCTGAACGCAAACTCAGCTGCAACCTCGAAAGCCTGAGCGATCGGCAGCGTTACCGCCGGCGGTATCACCGGGCTTCCCGCGACCTTCAGCGACACGTCGGCCTCACTCGCCCCATTGCGCCGAATCCTTGCCAGGACTTCTGAGTCCCCTGGACCGACACGCAGCACGTGCCATTCTTCCCGTTCGAATTTCTCGCCGATGACAGGGTTGTTCCAGTTCATACCGCGAGGGAGAACCGGTAGCGTCACACCTTCGGGAGCAATGACGCTGGGCTCCTTAGATCGCTGAAGCGCGGCGCGGTGCGCAGATCGGGATGGCATGGCTATCTATCCTGGTTGTGGCTGCTGTGGCTCAAGCCGCCAGCCGATGCTCGTAGAACGGGTGCCGCTTGTCGTCGAAGATGGCGTACAGCGCGTCCAGGTTGCTCGGATCCGGATTGAGCCAGGCGTCGACGTGCTCGGGCTTGATGTTGATGATCGTCCGGTCATGGCCAGCGGCGGCGACCTCCGGCTCCGGCTCATCGGTGATCGCGGCGAACGACAACAGGTCGGGTTCGACGCCTGCGAGATCGCGCCAGTGCGACCAAAGGCACGCCACCAGCATCGGCTCGCCGGTGCGCGGCACGAACTCGATGCGCTGGTTCTGCCCGTCTGGGCCTTCGACGTTCTCGTAGAACCGGTCGGCCACCATCAGCCCGTGGGTGTAGCCGAACTGTCGGCGCCAGAACCCTTCCAGGTTGTCGCGACGGGCGTTGTAGGTACCGGGAAATTTCCGGTCGTACATTGCCGGCGTGCCGGCCGGGCGGCACTGGTAGCGCATCGGCTTGACGACACGCTGGCCGTTCTCGACGACCAGCACCGGGCAGTAGACGCCGGGGAATATCCGGCTGTCGTCCTGGCCGCGCGTACCCTTGAGCGTGTCGAGGCGCCGCTGCGCCTGCAGGATCTTGTTCGTGCCGATGCGCACGTCCTCGCGCGCCTTCTTCGTTTCCCTGACCTGCAGTGCCCGCTCGGCATCGCCGACACGGCGCTTCTGGTCGAAGATCTCACGGGTGAGCGTGTCAGCCTCGGCGGCGTCCGCCGCGCGCAGGTTCTCCTGCAGGTCGGGCGGGCCAATCTCCAGCAGCTCGCGTACCATCGCGCGTGGCGCCTTGACCCGTCGCGCCTGGGCACCCTCGCCCCACCAGAAGGTTTTCACATAGGTGTCGATGTCCATCACGGCGCCGAACGCCCGCTGGAACTCTTTGAACTCGGCTCGGATCAGCGCGGAGTAACACATGGCCGCCTCTCAACAGTCGCGGTCGGTATCTTGGAGGCCATACCAAGCCAAGATCTCATCGAGCCGCCGGGAGACGAATTGGGCATCCTCGCCCGTGATGGCGCCGTCCTCAATGACGTCCGCCATGCCGGCGAAGGCCTGCCAGAAGTGGCAACGGTCGGGGCTGCTTTTCAACAGCGCCGGCACCGCGGCATCGAGATTTTCCAGATGGGTTCGGAGTTGGGCTCTGTCCATGCCCGCAGTATCTGCACGGCCGTCTCAGGGTGTGAGACAGGGGGACGTAGAATCTGCCGACATGGACACCCCGCCCCCCAGCCTATTCGAACAACTGCGGCAGCGGCTGGCGTGCGCGCCAGAGCCACTGGAAGTGCTCAATCAGTTCGAAGCAGAGCTGCTGTATGCATTCCCTGCCGAGGCGACGGTGATTGTCGAGCTGGTCGCGTCCTGGGGGCATCGTCTGGGCGTGCTCACACACGACGACCTTCAGGGCTACGTCTAGGGGGCCGGCTTGGCGCTGCTCAGGCGCCTCGCGGGTTGAGCGGCCATCTTGGCACCGCGACCGGCAGATGTAGATTGGCAGCGATATGGGATTTCACATATCGGCCAGTTCCGCACGATGGCGTCGGATTTTTCCGAGCGGATGACGCGTGCAGGCATAGCTCAAATGAACGTTTTTTTGCATGTGCGGGCCATGCATCTTGGCCTTGCGCCGAGATGACCTCGCGCCGCCGGCGCTGACCGGCGCAGCACATTCGGAGAACGTAATGCACGCACTGCTGATCACCGCCGCCGCGGCGCTTATTGGCGTCGCCATCCCCGCCGCTGCCGGCGAATCAAGTCAGTTCGGCCGCACCGTCCAGCTGTACCAGGAAACGTCTAACGCCGGCGAATCGCTGGACTCCTTCGTCTCCCGCATCGCGCCGCGCGCCCGCGCCGCATCGGTGACTTCCCAAACCATCGTGTGTGGCCAGATCCAGGGCGCCGGCCCCTACACCCTGGCGCTCAAAACCGACGGGCGAAAGGAGTGGTGCGAGGTGCCGAAGACCGCCGCGCCCTATGTGCTGGTCAACGGCATCGCGAAGGACGCGCGCGAGGACCACATTCCGGCCATCTATTACCGCCGGCCCGGCTACCTGATAAGCCCCTGGAGCATCAAGTTGCAAGACCGCAACGGCGTGCGGCGCGTAGCCGGCGCGCCGGCTCAGTAATTGCGGACGTTGAGCAGCAGGCAATCGACCTGCATGGTTCCGTATGTGCCTGAGGGCGCCGGCGGTTGTGTTCCCGTGCCCTGCTCGTGCACGTAGAAGGTGTTGATGCCCAGAGCAGAGGCAACCCCTGGCCGATAGCGGACACCCGCGACGTAACCGAGCCTGTCCATCACCCAGCCACCGCCAGGGCCGCCGCCACCGCCACCGCCACCAATCATCCCGCTCACGATCGTGAACGATGCACCGGTGTGGCCAAGTGCGATTGCGACCCCGTCGGCCTGCGTCGGGAAGTCGGCCTGACTGGTGCCGGCGGTGGTGCGCATCCGCCCGATCACCCGCATGTACTTGTAGCGGCTGTCGAACGCCACCTTTCCATTTGCTGCGTTGCGGAAGCGCACGCCTTTGCTCATGACGAAGGCCATCTGCGCCACGTCCGTTGTGTCGAACACGTAGTAGTCGATTGGGACGTTGGCAGATTCGCAAACCAGGTCGAAGGTGAAGGTGCTGCCACTCTGCGCGCGACGACGCAGGCCAACGAAAGACGAGCAGGTCACCGCGATCAGCGGCGTATTGCCGCCGCCTACGGTAACCGTGGCGAAGCCAATCCCGCTGTTTGGGTTGGCCGAATTGAGGCCCGCCGTGGTGACAGTGCCCTTCTGCTTGAGCGCTAGATTCTCGTAGCGCTCGTCAATTTGAATAATGCCCCCAGTCTCGGTCCGGGCTCTTACACCAAGCACCATCAGTACCTCCCGTAGGTGAGCAAACCACCAACCTGCGTGCCCATGTTGCTGCCGCCACCGTATCTCCAGCTGATCGTGCCAGCCTGCTCGTCGACGGTGAAAAGCGGCGACTGAGCCAGGTCGGCGCTGCTGCTGGCTGAAAACCAGTAGTAGATCTCGTTGGTGCCCAAGGTCGGCACGGACACAGAGCCGCTTGAACCTGCGGCAATGGCGACAGCACCAAACTTGCTTGGCATACGAGTTGAGATGTCTACTAAAAGAGTTCCCGCCAAGTCGCGTTGACGAATTCCGAAGGCCATCTCAGAGCAGCTCCCCGGCTTCAAACAGTGCAACTGTCCCGGCAGCATTCCAGACGCGAAGTGCATTTTCGTTGAGCGTCAAAAAGCCGCCATTGTTTGCTCCGTTCATTTCCAACGTTCCGTTTTTGTCTAGCTTCCATCGCGGCCTTCCGTTGGCACCGACAGCAGTCGACTGGATCGTGTCGCCGATCATTGCGTTGGTGATCCAGGCATTGCCGATCAGTGCTTGGTTGATGAACGTCTGGCCGCCCTGGATCACAAACGGCGACGTCAGCGAACCGTTGGCTACGTTGATGACTGCCACACGGTCGGCCTGCAGCAGGATCTGGCTCTGGTAGCTACCATCTGCCTGCTGCTCGACACCCAGACCCATGCCCGCTGCATAGATCTTCCCGTCAGCAGTGACCTGCGCGCGCAGCGTGTAGAAGCTGGTTAGCTTCCCGTTGATGCTCGCGGTGCTGCTCAGTGCCTGCGAAGCTGAGGACTGCGCGCCGTTCGCTGTGGTTTGAACCGTCGTGACTTGCTGTGCAATGGCACTGTCCGCTGTCGCTCGTGCCGTTGCTTCCACCTGAACTGCTGCGGTGTTCTCAGCCAGCGTGGCCTGGGTTGTGTCGATCCGCTGCGCCAGCGCCAAGTCAGCGTTGGCCAGAACGCTTTGCACCGTGACGGTTCCCGCAAACACGTTGGTGTCGCCGGCACCCCAGTCTGTATCGCCAGCCCCCTTCACATCCAACTGAGCAAAGATGCCATCGACCCTGGTCCCCTGTGCAGTAACTCGGCCGTCGACCAAGGTGATGTTCTGGGTGTTCTGCCCTACTTGCGTGACCAACGCGCCGTAACCCGCCGTTGCCGCGCCTACGTCCTGCCACTTGATCCCCGGTGGCGTTTCGTTGCCAGCCTGGTCGGGTGTCCATGCATACACGCGCCCGTTGTAGACCACGGTCCGGCCCTTGCCGTAGCTGGCCGCTTGATTCCAAAGCAGAGGCAGCAGCGGCTGCAAACTGTCCACGCTCTGGATCTTCGTGAGCAGATTCTGCGACAGCTCGGTCTCGCCGATCTTGCCAGCCAAGTACTTCAGGATGGCGGTGGCATCAGTGCTGCTCTCACCCAGCACACCATTGGTGGTCGGGTACCACGGGCCGGTGTTGCCGCTTCGATCAACCAAGCGGCCCCAGAAGAAGAAGCGCGTGCCGGCGGCGAGGCCGAGCATGGAGTGCTTGGCTTGGGGATATGCGAAGTCACCGAGCTTGGTGGCGCCTGAGAGGTTGTTGGCCGTGCTGTACCAGATCTCCGTGCGCTGCGTGTCTGCAGCACCTTGCGGGAAAGACCACGTGAGATTGATGCCGAAAATGATGCCGGTGGCCGTGAGGCTAGCCAACGAGGGCGGCGGAGTCGTCTTGCCAGTGATTGCAGTCAGACCGGACAAAGCAGGCATCGATACCGCGTTGAGCGCATTGACCGCACGCACGCGCGCCAGATACTGCCCGGCGTAGATGCCGCGCACATCGAGGTTAGCGGTGGTCGCGCGGCCCGCCTTGACCCAATCCATGTCATCCCGGCGCCACTCGACGTCGTATGCGATCGCCTTGTCAGCCGGATCCCATGCGATCGTGAGCACGTGCTGCGCGATGCCCTGCTCGACGAAGCTGTGCGACGACAGCCGCACATTCGTGGGCGGCGGCTGCACGCTCGGCGGGATGATGCTCACCGGCTGCAGCTCCAGCTTAGTGCCGCTATCGATGAAGGCGAACTTCCCACGTACATGCTTCAGCGCGGTGATCTGGTAGGTGATGCCCTCCCCTTCCGCAACGGAAAGTACCTTGAAGGTCTCAAGCGCCAGATCCGAGTTCTCCACAAGCCAAACCGACTGCGCGCGCGGAGGTTCGCTGAAAGGCACGCTGACCGTGATCGTGGTGCCATTAATCGCAGTGATGGTGCGCGATTCGCTGCGGCCTTCGCTGGGATTGAGGACACGCAAGCTATCACCCAGTGCGAGATCTGCCGGTACTGCATCGATGACCACCGACTGGCCGGTCGACGACCGAATACGACCGCCGTTGCGACGCCCAGCCCGATCCGGGTTTGCTATTTCGATGATCTGGCCCGGCTGAGCAATCGTGCCCTCCAGGCCCACGCCGAAGCTGACTGTCTCGGTCTCCAGGTTGTTCGACAGCAGGATGTGGTTGCCGACGCGCTGCGCTTGGCTTTTCGAGGTGCATCCGAACGCGGTGACCTCAACTTCCTGGACGCCGTATTTCGCGATGCCCGGCAGGTACTGGACCGGCTCGACCTTCGCTTTGCCGAAATCGGCCGGGTCGTTCCAGGACACCAGCGCAACCGTATATCGCGTCTTCCGTGCGGAGCCCGAATAGGTGAACTTCCCGTCGATCACGTTGCCCTTGGTGTACGAGTACACCGGGTCCATCGGCATGTCGGCCGAGGCAAGAACCTGTCCTTGCGCGTAATAGGTGATGCCACGGAACACCGCCGCCAGATCCTGCAGGACGCGCCACGCATCTGCCTTCGTCTGCAGATAGACATTGCACGTGAAGCGCGGCTCCATGCCGCCAAAACCATCACTCACCAGCTCATCGCAGTACTGCGCGATCTGATAAAGCCGCCAACGATCGACCCAGGCCATCGGGATGGTGTTGCCCATGCCGAAGCGGTCCTGCGTGACGATGTCGAAGAACACCCACGCCGGGTTGTCACTCAATGCCGACTTGAAGGTGCCATCCCAAATCCCGCTGTAGCTGCGCGTGTCTGGGTTGTAGTTGCTCGGCACCTGGATGATGCGGCCTTCGTTGTAGCTGGCCACCGTCGGGATCGCCTGGAACTGACTTGCGTCCAGCTCGATCGCCAGCAGCGCCGTGTTGGGATAGCGCAGCTTCGCGTCGATGATCTCTGTGATTGCCTGGGCATACATCACGTCGCCAACGGTGCCGCTGTTCGCATTCGGTGTAAGCCTGCGAATCCTGATCTGCCACTGACTACCCGGGGGCAAATCAAGCGTGCGGCTGCGCTCGTAGAGCGACGTGGTCTTGCCAGAGATAGTGTCAGTCAGAACTGTGGAGTAAGCACCGCCATCAGTTGCAATATCGACCGCGTAGGTGATGCGATAGCCTGTGATATCGGCATTGGTCGTATCGGTTTTTTGCAGCGTCGGAGTTGCAACGCGGATGCGGACCGACGACAGCTCGGCGCCGGACACGGTACGTACCACGGGCGTGTCGCTGGTCAGTTCTACGCCGATGGCAATCTCGTTCTCGACGTCAGGGAAGCCGGCGATGCTCTCCTGATCCTGGGTACCGGAACGCATCTGCACGCGCACGTTCTGGAAGTTGAAACTGCCGTCCGGAGACTGCAGCGGCGTCCCGTCAAGATAGATCGACTGCAGTCCGTTCACCGGCCCGCCGATTTCGCCTTCGCTCACTGCGAGCAGGATTTTGGCGTAAGCGATGCTCCGAAGGCTGTCCGGAGATTCCACGGGCTGGCGCGCGGCGCTGCCGCCCTTCTTCGCGCCCTGGATATCGACCATTGCGTTCATGCTTGATCCTCCGCGTAAATACCCGCGCTGATGATTGCTCCGCCAGCCCACACACGTAGGCCGTAAGCCACCGGCACCGGATTGCCCTGCGCCTGCGTGTTCACCGGGCCATTGAAGCTATAGCTGGGCTGGTTTTCGGGTCGCTCGCTTGTCCCAAGCCCTTTGGCCTGGGGAGCCAGCATCTGCGCGACGCCACCGATGGCGAGCGACAAGCCCACCATTGCAGCGGTTCCCCACACACCGGAGGCCGCGAAGGCGGCGCCAACGCCGCCTGTAGCGATTGCAGCAACCGCGATCAAGGCGACGCCCAAAATGGCCTGGAACACGCCGCCGCTCTTGGAGCCGATGAGGATCGGTGCGATGCGGATGTCGTCGTTGCCCGGCGGATCATCCAGCTGATCCTCCCGCAGATTCCGGCGGCCGATGAACACAGCGAAAGCCATGCCACGGTCCTTCGACTCCATGAGGAAGCGTTCAAGCCCCGGGATCTGCACGCAAAGCGCGTGAACTGCCTCGGCAGGGCTGCTGACCGCCAGCTGGAAGCTGCGACCGAACCGCGCGCCGAGCACGCCATACAGCCGCACGGTGCGGATCTTGGGATTCACGTGATGTTCTCCAGTGCAGCAGGATGCCGCCCCTGCGTGTCGCGATGGCGGATCACCTTGACGGTGCGCTCTGCCCAATAACCGCCGTACACCACCCGCTCGGACAGCCGGCCATGCAGGTGGTGCAGCATCTGGCCGTCGCCGAGGTAGATGCCGGCGTGGTTGATCACCGGCGAGCGAACCTGCATCAGGAACACGTCGCCAGGGAGCGGCTCATCGGTGATCTCGGCAAATCCCTCGTTGGCGAAGTTCTGCAGATACAGGTCGCCGCCGCTGTCCCACCACTTGTCGGCGCGGTCGTAGTTGCCGAGGTGGATTCCGAGCTGGCGCGCGTAGAAGTCGCGCAACAGCGTGTAGCAGTCCAACACGCCATGGGCAAAATGGCGCCCCACCAGCGGCGCGGTGTAGCCGCTCGGTACAATCGTCTGGACGTCACCGCATTCCGGCACGCCGTCGATCTGCCCGACGCTGACGATGTGCCAGGTCAGCTCGCTCAGTTCGCACATGACGCGGTCGGCGTCACTGGGCGTTGCCGGTGCGTTTGGATGGCTGTGGACCAGCGCCAGGATCTCGCCCTGATCCTCGGCCTCGGCGTAATCCTCGCCCGGCAGTCGGAAGTGCTCGCTGGCGGTTTCTGCAGTGTTGCGGCAAGGGAAGTAACGCTCGCCTTCGACCGTGGCCACAACAAGCCCACAGGCTTCGCGCGGAAACTCCGCAATAGCGTGCGCGGTGACCGCTTGGTAGGTCGTCTGTTCCATGTCTAGCCCATGAAAAAGCCCGCACGTGGCGGGCCAGTAGTAGTTAGATTCGAAAGCGCGCGATCAGGTACGCAGGAGACCGGCCGCCGGGAAGCCGCCATAGGGCAGCGGGTTATTTGCGCCATAGCGCAGCTTGCAGCTGCCAAGCCTCCCACCGCAGACGTCACGCGCTGGATCGTCTGTAGGTTGATCGTTTGCGTCCGCTACAGCCGGACCGTTGTATCCGCAATACGGTCCACGGTAGCCACCTCGGAGAAGCCACCCACACATGCCTGCGAGGATCTGACGACCCGGCAAGTAGGCCCCAGCGAAATCCGCCGGGGACACCAGCTCGAACTCCACGACCTCGTTGTCCTCAGACACCTTTCGCTCGATCTGATAGATGTCGTCTCTGAAGTGCTCGTTTGCATCGGCAGTCGCGTTGCCACCCGGAAAGTTCACGGCATCCAGATATTTCGTCAGCGTCCGGCGGCGCACGACAATTGCACCGACAAGGTCGTCGAAAAGCAGGCAGAGGGCGGCGATCGTTCCATTCACGTTGCCGACGCGCAGCCTGGGCGTCGGCTGCTGATCACTTGTCACCTCGAAGCCGGAAGCTTCGACTGGCCAGGGTGTGTATAGCCTCTCCTGCCAGACGATCGGCGTGGATTGCAGGTGCGGATGGAACAGCAGTGAATCCGCACCCAACGCCGTTGCATCCAGCTCGAACAGTGTCACGCGCGCGCCTGGCTCCAGGGTCTGGATGTCGGCGAGGATGCTCATGCAGACGAAGCCTCAAGCGCGGCCAGTCGCTGGGACAGCATTTTGTTCTCGCGAGCTAGCTCCTGGACACCTCTAATGGCGACTGCCAGCAGTTGCATCATGTCAATGCTTGATGCCAAAGGAGGGGCAGTGGGTGGCTGTTCCGAGTCATCATCAGCTCTCGATTCGTTCTCGGCTGGCGCTGGATTGAATGCAGTGGGCACTGCGTCTGCCACATTTTCCGAAAGAAGACCAACACGCTTACGCATCTCGACATCGACGCTTTCGATGTAGTTATACGTGACGACGGAAAGCTTGCTGATAGCCTCTAGAGCGCCGGAATAACCCTCGACATTGTCTTTCACGTCGAATGACGAGGTCGGATTAAAAGCCGTGGCGTTTATCGGGCCGTTCTGTCGAAATATGCGGCTACCGGGGTCGATACTGAAAACAATTGCACCCTCGCTCACATCCAACAGGCCGAAGCTGCCCGCAACTGTTGGACCCGATGATCCAGATGCGTACAGCTGATATCTGCGTCCGCTAGCACTGCCGTTAGCGATCTCAACGCGTGTGACGTTGGTACTGGTTGAGAATAAATCCAGCCCCGCGCCGTTTGGGGATTGAATTACAACATTCCCCGTGATCGTACCGCCCGTCTTCGGCATCGCGCCATTTGCCAAGGCGTATACCTCGACAAAATTCGCATTTACTTTTCCGAATGCTGTTGGCGCTGGATCACCAATATAATCCCCATTATTGGTAGTTGTGTCGATAACTTGACGTGCCATGCTGATTTCCTAGGGCTGGAATTTTTGTTCAAAGGTGGCGCTGATGGAGAGCATCCGGCCGCCCTCGCCTCGGTCGCTGTATCCGTCGCATTGGTAGTGCCCCTGGCTGCCGATCCTTGGCGTCCAGAGGAACGAGAGACCGATGTGTGCGTCGAGAAACGCGGCAATTTCTTTCATACGCGCCTCGGGACCGGTGAAGGTCACCTGGTAAGAGCGCTTGATCGGGTTGATGCCATCGGCAGAGGACTGGCTGTAGCTGTCGCCGAAGTCTGCGCGCTTGACCACACCGGTCGCGGTGCCGCTGCTCTGCGATGTGGGCTTCCATGGAAAGACATCAGCCATCAGCGTGCTCCCGTCAGCAGGCCGCCCGGCCGCATCTGCTGCACCAGCACCCGCTTCACCTCTGGCTCGATCAACTTCGCGAGCGCGCGGCCCATCGCGTTGTCGTCACCGGTGGTGGCCGATGTGGTGCTACTTCCATCACTCTGGACCACGGTGTTTATGCTCACGTTTACGGTTGGAGTGGCTGAGCCGCCACCGTTGCTGGACGCCAGCTGATGCATCGGCACCACCGTGCCGTCGTTGCCGGGGATCAGGTAGCTGCGCCCGCGCCGATCGTTGAAGATCTCCGGGCGGTCGAATTCGCCCACCTCGTACATCGACGAATTGGACACGTCGCCACCGCCAGCACGGCCACCGCCGAAGCTCGCCCAGCTGCTGCCGGTGAAGCTGTCCACGTTATTGCCGAAGTTGAGGTTGCTGCCTGCGCCCGCGCTGGTGCCAGTCCATGCGCCACCGGCCGCCGCACCCGCGAAGGATCCGACGATGGAGCCGATGGCCCCGACGATCGCCTGCCTTTCGGCAATGCGCGCCAGATCCGCCAGGATCGACTTGGTTAGATCCGAGAACGACAGCTTGCCCGTCTGCACGAAGCGGACGAATGCATCCTCCGCCGCGCTGAGGCCGTTGGACAGGGCGGAACCCGCCAGATCCGAGGCGTTCGCAGCGGAAAACGCGTAGTCCTCCCAGACGCGAGTGAAGCCAGTCCGCCAGTTTCCCAGCATCGCCATCCGCTGCTGCTGGTAGTCCCGCTCGATCTCCAGCGAACGCTGCTTGCTCGCCTCGAGCAGGGCGATTTCGTTCTGGTACTCGCCGTCGCTGAGCGGGTTCTGGCCGCGCTGCTCCTTTTCCAGCTTTTCCCGCTCGCGCAGGTACTCGCGTTGGATGTCCAGCTGACGCTGCAGCATCTGCGTGGCGTCTGCCCCACGGCCGATGCCCATCAGATCGACATCAGACTGCTCCTGCCGTTGCTTCTCCAGCTGCGCCAGCCGCTCGGTCAAAGCCGCCTGCGCCACCAGGTCGCGCTGTGTCTGCTTCGCCTTCTCGGCCTGCGCATCACTCGCCTGTAGCTGCGGGATCATCGCCTGCAGCAGCTGCTTGCTCGCCGCCGTCATAGTGTTGGTCTTGTCCGCCAGCAGCTGCCGCGCCTGGATCACCAGCCGATCGCTGGCCGACACCTTGTCGCCACTATCCGCCAGCTGCTGGTTGGCGGTGATCTGCCGCTGCACGCTGGCGATGAAGCTCTGCGCCGCGTTGTCGTCCGTGTTCGCCTTGCCGATGCCCTCACGCTGATTGAACTGCTTGTCCACCTGCGCGTTCGATTGCGCGATCAGCCGCTGCATCGATCCGTCGAAGTGGCGTGCGTCGCTCTCTGGCAGCTTGTTGTAGATCTCGATGATCTTGTTGAGCGCGGCCTGCTTTGCGCTTGCCCGGTCCAGGCCTGCCATTCGAGCGTTCAGAGCTTCGGACGCAGCCTTCTCAGCTGCTTGGCTGTCGTGCAAAACCTTGTTGTAGTCCTCGACCGCCTTGCGGTTGTCGGGAGCCTCTTCGTTGACGGCCGCCGGCAGTCCGTATGGATTGCGCGCCTGAGCCGACAGCCGGCCCATCTCATCCTTCAGGCCGGCCAAGAGGGCTAAGCCGGCACGCGGACCTGCGCTGGCCAGCTTCGCGATCCAGGAATCTTGCAGCCCGCTGTTCCGGCCCACATCGGTAAGCGCGCCGCTGAAATTGACCAGTGCCCCCCAGGCACCGCTGATCTCATCCTTGATGGTGCGCCACCCTTGCGCCATCCCCGGCATAACGGCATCGGTCTGGTTCGCAACGTTGATCGATCGCTCGTAGTACAGCTGCAGTGCTTCGGCCACGGCCTCCTGCTGCCGCCCCTCTTCCTGCAAGGTGATGATCCGCTGCAGCTGTGCGGTGTTGAGAAAGCCTTCCTGCTTGTTGAGTTCCACAAGCGCATCGACAGGATCACGTGCGATGCGCTGGAACGCCTCGACGGTCTTGCTGGTGGCCTGGCCGGTGGACGCCTCCATGCGTGCCGCTGCCTCGGCCACCATCGTGAACTGCTTGCCGGCGAACTGGCCGGAAGCAGCGACAGCATTCAGCGCATCAAGCGCCCCGCCTCGCGTCACGCCCTTCAGATTGTCCAGCTCCGACACCAAGCCGCGGAACTGGCCACCGCTGATATCCGCATTGCGGCCGGTGAGGATCAGATTCTTCTGGAACTCGAACAGCTCGTCCTGGCTCTGCTTCAGCGCGACCGCCAGCGCGAGCGCAGCGGCAGCCGACACGGTCATCGGATTGACCATGCCCAGCACATACGAGGACACGGCCTTCGCAGCAGGGCCGATGCCGCCGAGCTGGTCCTTCAGCTGTCCACCCTGCTGAATCGCCACCATCCAGATCGGCTGTCCGGCGACCACGCTGGTGACGATGTCCGTCATCTGCGCCGGGATCATGCGCATCGCCGCGGCCGTCTGGCGCGCAGTCATGCCGTACTGCTCGGTGGTGTTCTTGGACTTCAGCAGCGCCTGCCGGCTCGCCTCGATCTGCGCTTGGTATTGCTGCATCACCTGCGGCTTGATCAGCCCCAGGTCGCCGGCACGCTCCAGCCGCTCCTCCATCTCGGCCAGCCGGTTCAAACCGGCAACGGTGGGATCGATCTGCGCGAGCAGGCGCTTCAGGTTGATCTCCTGCGCCTGCGCCGCCTCCGCCGCTGCACGTGCCTGGTTGGCGGTGCGTGCCTCGGCTTCCTGCAACGCGCGCGCACGCGCCACCATGCGTTCCTGCTCGGTACCGGCGCGCGACATAGCAGCGGCCTGCACGTCGATGCCCGCTGCCGCATCGCGCGCAGCCTCAGCCAGGGCACGATCCGACAGGTTCGTCGTGCGGCCTGCTTCGGCATAGGCCATCGCCTGCTGCGCGACGCTGCGGTAGCGCGCCTCCTGCTCTGCCAGCTGCCGTTCCAGCTTCTCCGACGCCGCGGCAGACGCACTCGCATCGGCAGCGGCACTCTTGCCCGCCGCACTGTAGGCCTGCAGTCCAGCCGCCGCACCGGTGAGACGGCCTTCCATGGCCGCCAGCGCCGAGACGATCTCCGCCTGCGCGCGGTTCATCGCCTGTAGTTCGGTGATTACCGTGCCGGTACCGACGCCGATCCGCTCCAGCGCTCCGCCCAAACGGTCGCCGAGCGCAACGGCTGAGCGGTCGATCGAGCGGGACATCGACTGGAAGTAACGCTCCAGCCGATCTGCTGATCCACTGGCCTTATCGGCTGCGGCGGCGTTCTGGTCCAGCGCCCTGGTGCTTTCGACCAGGCCACTCGAATCGACCTTATAGCCAAGTTCGGCGATATCCATCAATCAGCTCCAGGTGTTGCTCGGTTCCGGCGGCCGCTCGCGCGCCGCTGCTTGTTCTTCGCGCACGGCACGCAGGTAGGCGTCGTCCATCGCCATGAGCATCTCCACCTCTTCGGGGAGCACGTCGCGCAGCAGCAGTCGCTGCCACGCATCGAGTTCGGCGTAGGACAGCGCCTCAGGGCCGGATCTACGCCGGCCAGAGATCAACCAGAACCAGTCCCACACGTGCGCCGCTTCTTCAGGCATGTCCACGTCAGGCGCCGGTTCTTCGAAGCGGGCATTGCGCTGCCGCCGCGTCTCGCCCTTCGCGTCCGGCATGTCGTACCGGACGGTGAGATACGTGGCGTCAGAGATCCTCGCCTTCAGGGCTGCGAAAAAACTCCGCGCGGTTCCCCAGCTCCACCTCGAGCTGGTCGCTGATCCACGGCAGCTCCTTCAGCACCTTGCGCAGGGCTTCGTCGGTCAGCGCGGGCTTGCTGCCGTGGAAGGTCAGGTCGCCCTGCCACTCCCAGCCGCCCACAGACGCAACGAGCATGTCGGTGCGGCCTTGCTCCATCTTCTCGGCGGTGATCTTCCCCTTGCCCATCAGGCGGTCGTTCAGCGCCTTGCGGCTGGCCGCGCGCACATTCGGGTGGGTATCGGGCAGCAGCGTGATGCGCAGGCCCACAGGAGCCTCGGTGGCGGGATGCTTGATATCGATGACGCGCTCGGCGGCAACGATGGTGGTCAATTCGGTCATGGGTGATCCTTTGCGATCGATCCGGAGAGGAAGCGAGGGAAGCCGGCTGGATCAGATCCGGCTTATCAGGCGGCCGCCCTATCCCCCGCTGTTCGGTTACGGGGTGACGGGCGTCGGCACTTCGATCGGCACCTGGTTCAGGGCGAGCGAATAGACGTGCAGCACGAAGTCCTCGTTGCGACCGCCCGGCGTGCGGGGGCCGGTGACCAGGCCGCGCAGGTATTCGATTTCGCCGGACGGGCGCTCGACCTTAAAGGCGTAGGCGTCGGTGACCGACGGCAAGCCGGCGGCACGCATGGCGACCTGTCCCGGATCGTCCAACACGCGCGCCACCTCGACCTCGGGGTCGCCGGCATTCGAGATGCCCTTGCCCTTCAGTGCGACAGCGGTGTCCCACGTGTCGTAGGTGACGATGTTGGTGGTCAGACCGCGCTCGCCGACGCTGCCGACCTTCTTGACCTGCACCCAGGTCAGCGCCGCGAACTGGGTCTGGGTCAGATCCTCGTTCTTCGGCGTGGCGCAGATGTAGAGCTTGGAACCGCTGTTGGTTTGTGCCTCAGCCATTGCTGATATCTCCTCGCTTTGGGCATAAAAAAACCCGCCACGGGGCGGGGTTGGGGAAACGAAAAGGCCCGCACAATGGCGGGCCTCGATATGGGTTGTGCCTGACTACTCCGAGTAGCGAAGCGGACCGTCTGTCCACGCAAGAATGCCTGTTCCCTTCAGCATCACTGCATGGGTGTCCCACCCGGTTCGGACGTCGGTGGTTCCGTATCTCTCAACGCTGATCAGGTCGACGGCGATGTCGATCGCTCCGTCGACCTCCCTTTGCAGGAAATCCGCGACAGCGTCCCGCGTTGGCTCTATGTCGGCGGCCATGGCCATTGCATCTGCCAGGGTGCCGCGATGTGGTCGGATCTTCATGACGGGTTTCTATCACAGATCAGAGCGGCCTAGCTGTCGAAGCCGCGCCACATGATGGTCACCGGATGCATGTGCCGCTCCGGGTCTTGGATGATGGTTGAGGTCCACGGCTTTCGGTACACGCGCATGCCGGCGAAGGTGGTGCCCTTGCCGAATGCCGCGATGATCTGGTCGGTGAGCTGCGTGCCGACCATGATGCCGGCGCCTGGCCGATAGCATGCCGCCAGCTGGCCGAAGCCCTGCATCAGCGACGGCCCGTCGTCCTCCATGCCGTAATTCTGCGTCTGGTTGGGGAACCACTGCAGCTCGAGCCAGGATCCGCTGGTCGGCGGGGTGAAGCCAATGCCCGGATAGGAGCACGGCAGGCCGATACTCGCGGCGAAGGCGCCAACCAGACCGGCGAAGGCGTCATAGATCGCGGTGTCGCTCATGGAATGCGTGCCTTCACCTTCGCGGTGACCTCGTTGACGATGAAGTCCCAATTCTGCGCGGCGGCTCGCATGAAGCCATTGCCGGCCTGTTCGTACTGCCGGCCCAGGCTGTCCTTGCCGCTGAATCCATGCTCCATGCGCATCGCATAGGCGGCGGTCCAGCCGGCCCAGACGGCCTCGCCCAGCTGCAGGGCTGCAAAGATCAGCGCAGGGTCGCCGCTCTCCGATCTCGCCGGGCCGTCCTTCGACGCCGCCCTGGAGTTGAGCAGCGTGCCTGTATCGACCGGCATCTTGCCGCCCTTGGCCTTCGGCGTGTTCGCCTGGTCCATCACCGCCTGCGCGGACTCGCGGAAGATCGCCGTCTGCCGCTGCTTCGCCTTCTCCGCGAAGGCCCGCACTTGGTCACCGAACTTGCTTGCCACGTAGCACCTCCGCCGTCATGTCGATCCGGTACTGCTTCGTGCAGCGGCAGCCGACTATCTCCTCAGGGCCTGCGCCCAGGCTCGTGTCGCCCGGATGGTTCAGCAGCGCGCCGCTGGGCGACTGGAATGGCTCACCGAATGCGCGTTTCTGCCCGTTCATGGCCTTGTGTGTGTGCCGGGTTCGCCTATCACCGGTGTCCGACCACGTGCCGGTTACGTTCTCCGGGGCCAGAGCTCCCGATGCGATCTGCTGCCGATACGCCTCTTCTCGCCCGGCGTTCATGCTGGTAATCGACTCGGTGCGCGCGATCATCTCGCCACGCAGCTGCAGCAGCCTGTCGGAGTAGCGACCCGCGATCTTGTCGATGTCCGCCTGCGATACCGGCTTGCCGGCGGCGATGGCGCGCTTGACGATGCCGTCCAGGCGCTTGTCGCGTCGCTTCCGACCGAAGTACTTCGCCATTTCCCTTGGGTCACCGCTGGCCAGCTCGCCGCGCATGCTCTGCACGAACTGGCCCTGCTGCGATGTCAGCCCCAGCACGCCACCGGTGCGCCTGCCGGTGTCGCTGACGCGTCCCACGATGTCCAGCGCGCTCTGCCGAGGATTGCGGCCGGCGACCATGCCGCTCTCCAACACGTTGCGGATCAGCGTGCGCTGGTCGTTGACGATGCCGGTGATGAGGTTGCTGGACTTGTCGCGCAGCCATGCTTCGGCGGTCGCATTGCGCAGGTCGAACGTAGGGCGCAGCGCGGGCGAGCGCACGTCCTGCCGTGGCTTGTAGTTGCCGGTGATGATCGGATCCAGGCTAAGCCGCATCTTCGGCATCTCCGACACGCCCTGCTGCCCGCCTGCCGCGTAGGCGTTGCGCAGCGCTTCACCCAGATCCGCAAAGCGCGGCTCGTCCAGCCCCATGACGGTGAGCACATCGTCGATGCGCCCAGCCTGCAGCAGGTCTGCGATGAGCTGCACGCCTGCCTGATTTGTGACCTCGGATATCGCCTTGAGGAAGGCACGCGCGATGGCCGGCTCCAGCTTCGCCGCCAGCTGTTCGAGTTGGCGGGAAGTCGTTGCGGCCATCAGCGTCTCGCATGGAATTCAAACATCAGAATCTGCCCACCCGGTGACAGCGGCTGCAGGTCAATGAATCGATACAGCACACCGCCGAGCAGGATCCGGTCGTCCTTCGTCGGCTCAATGGCGACATCGGTGGAGATCAGCCCCAGCTTGTCCCCCTGCAGCACCAGCGTGGCATCGCGGTTGGTCAGGCTGTAATCGACTTCCACCACCTTGCAGTCGTGCCGGGTCGGTGGCCCCTGCTGCGGGTTATGCGGCGGCCCGGTGATGGCGCCGTCGCGCTCCAGCTGTGTGGCGTATCCGTAGCCACCGATCAGCCTGCGAGCGGTCGCTTCCAGTCGTGCATAGAGCGCGGCGGCCATCAGACCACCCTCACGGCTGGGAACATCGCCGGACGACGCAACAGCGGCGCCAGGATCTCGTCGATGCCCGGAATGATTGGACGGTTCGGCGTGCTGCCTGCAGCGGTACTGGCACCGTATGAGACTTCGATCGGGCCGACCTTCTCGCGCGTGACCTGCGCGCTCGCGACGTAGTCCGGCGATAGGCTGCCGGGCTCGATCAGCTCGCGCAGCGCTGCTTCGTACGCCGCGTGCTCAACCTCGATCGGCACCACGTCGGCGGCAATCGGGTTGCCGTCGTAATCCACTGCGCCTGTGCGGGGCCATTCGTTCGCCTGGCCCCGCCCGTCAGTACGCACGCCGGGGAACATCGACTGCCACCGTCCCGAAGACAGCAGCACCCGGTACCGGCCGTCGATGTAGTCGGTACCGCGCACCAGGGACGACCTGCGGGCCTCCTCACTGCCTGCCGCCCATGCCGCGTTGCCACGGACCAGGTGATACGCGTCTGCTCCTTCCAGCGTGCCGTACATGATCAGCTCCCGGTCTTGGACTTCTCGGCGTCGTCCAGCGCGGCCTGCAGCTTCTCCAAGCCCCAGCGCTTGTCGTGCTTGATGCCGCCGGCTTCCAGCTTGGCGATCAGATCGACCTTCTTCTGGTCGTCGGCGGCCTTCGCGTCGATCACCGCCTGAGCGGCAGCAGCGGCTTCGGCCTTCAGCGCGTCGAGCGATGCGCTGATACGTGCCTCGCGGTCCACTTCGTCCAGCGAATTCCAGTCCTCCAGCGACAGCGCCGAGGCCTTGAACGCTTGCTGCACGACATCGTCGCGCGTGACGCTATCGCCGCCTTCGATGAGCAGGATGCTGTCGGGCAGGTTGAACGTGCCGAGCAGGAACGGCGCGGTGTCGTCCTCCGACTCGCTGAGGATGTTCGCGGCGAGCCACGCCTGCACGACGGCGTTCTTCTTGATGGCCGTCCAGTTCGGCACGGTGGCCGGCGAGCCGGGAATGATCTCGGTGCCGTCCGGCAACGCCAGCGGCGTCTTGTGGTTGTTGCTGATCTTCATTGCATGCTCCGGTGTGGCCCCGCCGGTGACGCGCGGGGCCGTTGTGGATCAGATGCCGTCGACGTAGACGACCTGCTTGGGGAGGCGCACGTCCAGGCCGCCCAGGCGCATCACGCCCGGGATGTCCCAGCGCAACGGGCCGCTCTGGTACACCGGCAAGAATCGGTGCGGCATCGGCATGTGCAGCTTCAGGACATTGGCGTCGTAGCGGTACGCGATCATGCGTGCGACGCCGCCGGCACCTGCCGTGTCCAGGTCACGTAGACCGCGCACCGTCAGCTGTTGCCCGGTGGTAGCGGTGTAGACGTTGTTGGCCAGGAAGTACTGCAGGATGGTCATGTCGCTGTTGTCGCTCATCTTCTTGGTGGAGATGAGCATGAACTTCGACCACGGCAGCAGCAGGCGATCGGCGATCGCGGTGGTGTTGGTGCCGTTGAACACGTTGAGGATTGCCGAGTTCATGTCGGCGACGATCTGGTCGGGCGTGGCGGTACCGGCTGCCTGCAAGGTGCCCCATGCGCCGGTGGGCGCTGCAACCGGCGTTACGCCGGCAGCGTTGAACAGGCCGGTGAAACCCTTGCTTGCGTCGCCCTGTAGCGCCACGCGGTCCACCATCACCTCCGAGGCCCGGCGCGCGACGGCAGCGTCCTCGTTGGGCAGGTTGATGCCGAGCAGCTGCGCGCGCCCGACCTCTTCCCAGCCGTAGCCGTAGCCGATACCAGCGGTGTGCACGCCGGTCTGGAACTGCGAGCGGTTGGTGCCGGCCTTCGGGATATCGTCGGCGTTGCCGTTGATCCAGTCGGCCTTACCGTACTGGTCCTGCGAGTAGTAGGTGACCGACGTGGCGAACTCGCTGCCGGACGTATCGACCGGGACCAGGTCGCGGTACTGGATGTCCGGGTAGACGGTCCGGTAGACGCCGGGCTCGATGATGGTGGTCTGCGAGACCACGAAGCCCATGACTACCTGGGCGTCGAAGAGTGGATGTGCACGCATGCGGATAGGCTCCTTAGCCGAGACGGACAACGGCCAGCTGGGCTGCCGCGGTGGCGCTGGTGTCCCAGCGGGCGCCATTGATGGCGGTGTTGTTGGTGGCGACGTTGGTGAACGCGCCGGCTGCGGTGAGGTACACCGGATCGCCAGCGGCGACAGCGACCGAGGCGGTCACCCAGATGTCGCCCTTGGTGATGACGCGCGCCGATGCACGCTGCGGAAACAGGTCCAGGCCCGTGGCCGAGCGATCCAGCAGCGTGATGCCGACGAACTTCAGGTTGGCGCCGCCGAACGTGACGATGCCCTTGTCCGTCGCGCCCTGTGCCACGGCCAGGCCGAACGCGAGGCCGGCGACGTCCTCGACAGTGCGAGAGATGATGGTGGACGGGATCATCGTGGCCTGCATGCCGCGCGTGGCTGCAGGCTGGATGTCCGGATAGTTGGTTTGCAGTGCCATGGCTTAGGCCCCCTGGTTCTTGGTGCGGTAATCGAGGCCGGCGACGGACGCGGCGTAGCCGTTGTCCTGCACGACGGTGCGAAATTTGGCGCCGTCCTTCAGCGCCTGCACAACGGGATCTTTGGGCTTACAGCTATCGGCCAGAATGTCGAAGCGCGCCTCGATGTATGCGTCGCCCTTGCCGGCGATGGCGGCGTCGCCGAGATTGCCGATGACAGCAGCCTTGCGAACGTCCGCATCGCTTTTGCCGCTGTAGTCGGTGTCGTGGATTGCCTTGGCCGCGGCCAAAAGATCGCCACGCGCCTGCACGCGCGCATCCAGGGCAGCGGCATCCAGCACCTTGCCCTTCAGGTCGTCGATGGAGGCGTCGCGCTTGGCGATCTCGGCATCCTTCAGCGCGAGGGCTGCGGTGTGGTCGGTTGCCTGGCGCGCGGCAACTGCGTTGGAGTCGGAGAGCTGGCGCAGCAGCTTGTCGATGGCCTGGGCGCCGGCGTCGGTGGTCTCGACGGACAGCCCATCGACCAGGACGGTCCGGGTCTTGATGTCAGGCATTGAAGTGTTCCTCTGATGGTTGTCGTCGCCGATACGAAGGTGTTCACCACCGCGCGCCCGGTCGACTAGCGCGAGATGGTTGTTGCGGATGTTTCGTTGCACGGCGTCGTACGGCTCGCCTTCGGGCGTCACGCCATCCTCGAAGACGATCTCCGCGGTGTAGCCCTGCGACAGCTCGACCTTGCCGGCCTCCCAGTCGGCGATGGCCGCCTTGTCCATGAGCACCAGCGGCACGCGCACGAACTTGTCGTCGTGCCGCACCTCGTCGCCGGTCTGACCGACGGCGTACTGCTTCCAGTTGCTCGCGTCGACCATCACCGGCGGGTGGTCGTTGGTCATGGGCCGGTGCGCGAAGCTGCGCAGCGTTGCGTCGGAGAAGACCTCTTCGGGCGGGCGGTATAGCCGCACGATGGGCATCTCCGGCTTGCCGACCTCGGATCCCAGGTATTGCTGGATGCCGGTGCGCGCCACCTTTGCATCGGCCACGAGGTAGCCGTCCGCGGTGCGGCGTGGCGCCGTCACCGAGACTCGATCTTTCAGAAACATGGTTCAGTCCTCGCGGAGCTCTTCGAAGATTTCCGGGCCCAGCACGATGCGGCCCCGGTACGGCTCAACCTTCGACAGGTCGATGGGCGACTTCGTCAGGCTGATGTGCGGCGTGTAGTCCGGGAAGTCGTGCGAAGCGCCTGCCCGGACGATCTCCTCATGGCGCCAAGCGAGCTGCGTGGACGCGAACAGGATCACCGCCGACATACCGCCTAACGGCTCGATGGCACGCGGCCCACCGCGCGGAATGATCAGCTCACCGCTGCTATCGCTGCTCCACTCACTCGCGTTGCCCGCCTTGATCCAGTCGAAGCGCTGGCGCGAATAAGCCACCGTCACGTGCAGGTCGTCGGCGATGTCCGTGATGCCCTGCTCCCGCGCCCAGGCTTCGATCTCCGCCGCGTTGAGCACGTCCCGGCGCACATACAGCGAGCGAGGCTCGGCGTCTGTCAGCGGATTGCCCTGGTTGCCCTGCGTAGCAGCCAGCGTGGCCGCTGCACGCTCCTCCTCGTCCTGATCCTCCTGCCAGTCCGGATTCGCCCTGGTGAAGTCGTCCATCGCCGATTCCAGGCCAGGCGCTACGCCCGCCTCGGTCAGCATGTTCACCGCCACCTCGGCCAGCACCTCGTCGGGAATGAGCTTGGTGTCGGCGAGGGTCTTGATCGTGTCGGCCGTGGTTTTGCCGTTGGTGGCGCGCTCGGTGTCGCTGGTCTGCCACAGGCTGCGCCAGCTGTAGAACACGTCCTTCGGTCGGCTGCCGAGCGCCGAGTAGATCAGGCACTCATCCAGCACCGACATGGCCGGCGTGTAGATGAGCTCCTGGCCTGACTTGATGCGGTCGTAGTAGTTCCGGATGTCGTTGTCGCCGGTGCTGTTCAGACCGCCGGGCGACTGCCCCAGCAGACGCGTCAACGGGATATCCGCCGCGCCCGACACCTGCTGCAGGAAGGCCAGCATCACATCGACCAATCCGCTGAAGGACGCCGACTTCTGCGTGTAGGTCTCCTCCCCATCCAGCACCAGCATGCCGTTGATGCCCTTGGCCATCGCCGCGAGCTGCAGGCGCTGAAGCAGCTGCGCCTCATACGCTGGATCTGCCAGCTGCGACATGAGGTTCGGGATGTTCAGCACATCGACCTTCGCCTCGAATACCAGGCTGGCGATGTTGGCGCTCGTGCTGTCCGCCTGCTTCACCGCGTCGCTGGTCGCCATCAGGACCGAGTCGCCCCAGCCGTCACCGTGATCGATATCCGGATCCGGCCGGTGGGCACCGTGCAGGATGACCAGCCGCGAGGGATGAATCTCGACCTGGCCGGCGCGGGCTGAGGTGAGCGTGTAGAACGCAGGCCGCCCGTAGGTGGGCGACTCGGCATCGCGATCCTGCTCGCCTGCAGTCAGCACGCTCTTGGTCAGCACGTTGAGGTGCTTGACGCCCTTCTTCCTTACGCGCGTCGGGTCCAGCGGCCTACTGGGGTCTGTGTCGCCTGTAGCGATGTAGATCGCTGCGCCACCGAACAGCCGCGCCTTGGTGTGCGCCTCCAGCAGCTTCACCTGCAGCCCCAGCCGCTTCTCCTCCGCCTCAAGGGCGCTGATCTGGGTCTGATCGGCATTCCACGTCCGCCAGTTGCGGCAGCCGTCAAGCGCAGGAATGTCGATGATCTTGCGAGCGAGCCACGTGCCGCGGTAGGCGTTGCTGGCATCAATGTCGCTCAGCGGCGCGAGCGCGTAGTGGCTGTGCAGCGCCTTGTCGCGCCAGGTGCCCAGGTTGGCCACGAGATTGACCAGCCCGTCTTTCAGTTGTGCGAGCTTGCCCATCAGAGTGCGTTTCCAAGGTTGTAGAGCGACTTCTTCATCACCGGCTCCAGCGAGTAGCGGATGGCGTCGATGTAGTGGTTATGGGCGTCAACGACGTCCGGGAGCACATCACCCGAGAGGCGATCAACCTTGTAGCTGTAAAGCCGGAACTCGCTGAGCGTGCCGGCGCAGCGCGGGTGGATCACAACCTCTTTGTAGCTCCGGATATGGGCAATGCCGTCCTCAACGCTCCCCTTGCCCTTGGCTGCGGCAGCCACACGGGGCATGCCATGGCGATTCACGTAGCTGATCGACTCCGGGCGGGCGCTATCTGCCCTCGCGACGAACTTGTCAAAGCCATCAATGCGGTCGCCAATGAATTTCGTCGTGTGGTCCAACTCCAGCCCCACCTTGCCGGCGTCGTACTCCACATACAGGCGCTGATCGTGCACCCAGCAACGGACCGCCGTGGTGGGGTCCAAAGCGAAGCCCCAGTCGATGCCCTGATACGGGCCGTGCCAATCTTTGCCCGGCTCAAACTCGGCCACGCGGTACTTGTCGGCGAAGATCTGCGCCTTGCTGCGCTTTTGGTAGGCGCCATCCCAGATGTGCTGGTAAGTGTCGTCGTCCAGCAGAACCAGATCGTTCTGACGCTCTTCCTCCAATTCCGGCGGGAACCATGGGTTGTCCGAGTAGTTCACCTGCGCGATGCGCGAGCGCGTCGGAGTGTTCTTCCGAAACCGCTGGTCTGTAGGGCTACCGTCCTTCTCAGGGTTCCAGGTCACCCAGATCTCGGAGCCCGGCTCGCGCACAGTGGGCACCAGCTTCTGCCATGCCGCAGCGCTGACGTTCTCAGCCTCGTCGATCCAGGCCAGATGCACGCGCGCCTTGGACTTGATGCTGTCCAAATTGTGGCGCAGGCCCGCGAATAGGTAGCTAATGCGCTTGTCGCGCGTGCGGATGAACTTCTCGCCGATGTCGTAATGCCGATCTAGCCACGGCACCGAGCGGATCGCCTGCTTGACCTCCTCCATCGAGGAGTCTTCCAGCGAATTCATGAACTCGCGGCCGCACAGGATGGCGCCGGTCCTCCCAGACTGAGCCAGCGCGTAGCCGCGCACAGCGGACATCAAGGCGAAGGTGCGGGTCTTAGCCGAGCCTCGCCCCCCGTGGGCGCCTCGGTAGCGCGCCTCGCCGGTGAAGACATCGATCAGCTTCGGCGGCAGCTCAATCCGTGCTTCTACTGCCATTGCCAGCCACCAGAGTGATGATCGTGGGCCCAGCAAGCGGCACACCCTCAGGGCCACTGACCTCCTGCTGGATCTTGTCTCCGTACCGCTTCGGATCCCACTTGGCCAGCAGCTTCAGGCGGGTTTCTATCCGCAGCTTCGAGCGCTGGATGTGGTCGTGATCCGGAACCTCTCGGCCATCCTTGTCGGACGTGTAGTCCCGGCTTCCGTCATCGGCAATGTGCAGGCACTCCGCCGCAAGCGAGTCGAACCCTTCCTCGCGTGCGCGTGCGATGGCTGCGGATACTCGGGTGCCTCTTGCTGTCGCAACACCTAGATCGTCTTTTTCATCCATCCAGTCTTTGACCGTCCGGTAAGCCGGCATGCCCTTATCGCGACATATCGCTGCAAGTGGCTCCCCCTGTGACAGCCGGGATGCGATGCGCTCAATTAGGGCGTGGCTGTACTTGGACGGGCGGCCCGGCCGCTTGGCAGGCGCCTTCTTGGGTGTCTTCTTCTTGGGCATGGGTTTGGCTCCCCGGGTGGGGCCGATGGGTCAGGGAAAGAAACCGCCCCACCACAGCAGGGCAATTATCAGGAAGGTGGCGACGATGCTGGACACGGCGTCGTGGTGCCCCGTCTTGGGCTCGCCGTGCCTGGCGATTTCCAGGCCAATGCCGAGCATGGCCAGCGCCAGATAGATCAACTGAGGTGTTCCCAGACTCATGGCGTCACCTCGGCTGGCTGTCGGAGGGCTTGGTATCGGTCGACGGCTTCGTCGCGCTCGGACTGGGCGAGCTCGCAGGCTCGTACAACTCGCGCCGCACTTGCCCCGCGTAGTCGGTCTTGTTCTGCAGCTTCTGCGGCAGCGGCGGCACCACCGGACAGACGGTCGGTTTCACAACCTGCCCACAGCCGCCGAACCCGGCCAAGCTCGGAGTCACGGCCAGCAACAGCAGCCGCAATGCGCGCGTCGTAGTCAGCATCGATCTTGTCCTCTCGGGTGGTGGCCTTGTCGCCGGCTTGCTGCGCGGCTCCGGCCTGCTGGTGTTCTGTCGTCCGGGCGGCCTGCTCCCCGGCCAGGGCGCCGAGGGCGGCCCCTGCCTCCTGCTTGCTGGTGGCCCCCTCGGCACGATCACCGCGCCAGGCCCAGCCGGCACCGAACATGGCCCCCGACCACACAAGCGCGGCGATGATGGCGATCGCCGTGCGGTTCACGGCGCTTTCTCCGATACCGCCTTGGTCACCGTCGCACCGCACAGCGGGCAGGCGATCTTGTAGTAATCGCTCTCGCGCTGGTCGGGCTGGCGAATGGCCTCGTTGGTGTTCCACTCGAACACAGTGCCGCAGGTGCGGCAGGTGCTCTCGTGCGTGTCCCCGACCGACGGGTGACGGCACTGCTTGATGATGCGCATGGTCAGATCCTTGCGTTGGTATAGGCGATCCAGATCCAGGCCAGCGCGGCCAGCAGCAGGCCGCACAGGGTGGTAACCAGCCAGCCGGGCGGATCGCGTGGCGGCGGCAGGCCGCGGTCCCAGTTGTCGGCCATGTCAGGAGCCAGCCTCGCGCTGCGCCCGGTAGTAGTAGCCGCCGATGGCACCCATCAGCGGGCCCAGGTTGCCCAGGAGCAGCATCAGCACGTCCTTGTTGCCCGCCGGGATCTCGGAGTTGACGAGCACCGCGATGGCCAAGCCGTAGAGCAGGAACACGATCAAGGCGATGCCGAGTCGAGCCGTGCCCATGTTTCGGGTGATGAAGGTCATGGCGTGACCGCCGATGCTCCCATGACCAGGCGCATGACCAGGCGCGACACTGCGCGCTTATCGCGCTCGGTGGCATCGCTGAACATCTCCCAGCGGAACTCCTGGATCACCGAGCCGAACTCAAGCCAGTCGCCCTTGCGTGCCGCTGCCCACAAGTCGGCGCTGTCACGCACCACCGTGGCGCCGATGATGTCGGCGATGGCGATGATGTACGGCAGCGAGCCGCGCATTTCCGGGTGCACGGCCAGCAGCTCGAAGAATCGACCGCGCAATGTCTCCTGGGCTTCCATGACGTCCTCGGTCAGCTCCAGGGTGGCGGCGCGCTCACTCTGCTCACGGGTTTCGATCGCACGGCCGTAGCCCAGACGCAGGACGTGCCGGCTGTCGCGACGTGGGCGGGTTGTCCGGCCCCAGCATTCCTGCAGCAGCAGCACGGCCTCGTTGAGCGATTCGCGCTCTGCGGTCAGCAGGGCTTCGTCGTCCAGGTCCGGCATCGTCATGCGCTCCCAACCTTGCCGCCGGCCTTCTTGTACGCGGCGATGAGCTTCTCGATGGCGTGCTCGGGCTGGCCGTAGCCGGCGCCCGGCAGGCTTGCCCACAGGTTGCGCACCTTCGCCACCGCTTCCACGAAGCGACCGGCCTGGATGTCGGCGATCGCGCGCCGCTCCTTGATCAGCTGCAGCGCCCAGCGGTCCTGCGAGAGCGGGCCGAAGTCCGGCAACTTCAGCAGGTCGCGGTAGTGCGCGTAATCCTTGAGCATGAACTGGTAGCGGCCAGACGCGTTGCTGGTCAGCCCCTTCGAGTTGATCGGCTTCGACTTGCGGCCGCCGGCGAACGGATGCCGGCTGTAGTCGGTGAAGATCTCCGGCTTGCGATCGGCGCCGGTGACGATGACGTCATACCCGTCGTTTTTCGTAGCCGGGCTGGTGGACGTGCCCTCGGAATGCGCCAGCATGTCCAGGAAAGCCACAACGTTGCGGCCACCGGCTTGTTCGGGCGTGATGACCGCCATTGCTGCCTCCAAACAGAAAGCCCCGCCGGCTGGCAGGGCTGGAGCCGCGCGTCGGCGGCGGAAATAGGTGCCGGTTACGGTTCCGGCGCTGCATGCGCAGCCGTCTCCCGGGCGTCTCTCGACGAGCCGGAGGTGCCGCGACCAGGTACTCCCAGTCCAAGCGGCGATAGGTGCCCGCCCCGCTGCCGGCTAGGCACGAGGTTTGATCCGGTCTGGGATGCGGGCATTGAAGAACGGCGAGCACCGCCGCGGTGGTCCTGTCCCTTCAGCAGGTCCGCTGCGCCGCGCTGGTCCCGTCCAGCTGGGGCAGATCGCGGCAGTGCTCTCCGATAGGTACCGACCGCCGCCGGCGGATTGGTGGGCGGCGTCATGTCGCCGGCCCGTGCGCGATCCCGGCGCGCAGCGCCTCGCTTCTCGACGAGGACCTGGCACGCTGGCAGCGGTCGGTATTGGGGCCCCAGAAACGCGAAAACCCGGCGCTTGGCCGGGTTTCAGGGGGAACTTTTGACAGTTGCAGAATTAGGGCATTTGCGTGTGCAACTTGTCAAGCGGCAAAATCAGGAACACCTCTACTGCTGCAAGGAGATACAGCGTGGCAAACGGAATTACGCTCAGTGACGGCCGCATGATCAATGCGGACTACATCGCCTTAGTGACTTCACTCGTCCGCAATGGAGCGAATTCGGGTTTTCGAATAGACCTCAGCAACTCCCAGCAGGTAGTTGTCAGCGGGGACGAGTCTGCTGTCGCCCAAGATTACGAAAAAGTCTGCCAAGCAATTGGCGTCGGCCACTCCGTCAACTACCTCTAAGCGGCGACAGCTACGCCACCCAGCCAATCGAGCCCTCGTTGCAACTCGCGGCGGTACTGCCATACCGAGATAGTGCCGCCGTACTGCTCCACGACCAGTCGGGCCTTTACCGCCTGGCTCGCCGCGACTGTGAACTCGGTGCGCACCACCAGCACGCGCAGTGGGAATTGCCTGGACATGGACGCCAGGGCGCGGTCGATCCAGCGCAGGTCATCGGGGATGCCGATGTCGACGGCGACCTCCGGATTGTCATGCGGCCGGTCGGCATCGTTCCGCGCGCGCACCGGATCTACGGCCCAGGCCGGGATCTCGCCGAGTGCTGTCAGCCCAGCCCGCTCTGCCATGAAGCGCCGCCGCTGGCGACCGTCGCGCTCCACCAGCTCGCAGAAGGCCTGCTCCACCGTCTTGGGCGCGTAATCCTTGGCGTTCTCCAGCACGTGCCGGCTGCGGTCGGCGCGGCTCAGGGTGTAACGGTTTGCGTGGGCGTATCCCCACCGGCGCAGCTCAGCGAGCAGCGGATCTTCATTACGCCGCATGGCGAAATTCCTCCAACGTTTCATCATCCAGCCGGAACTGCGGCAGCCTGCCGTCGTCCTGGCACATCCCCATCTGCCTGCTCTCATTGCCCTGGCAGTGCACGATCCCCAGCGTCCGATCGCGGCAGCTGCAGAACGCGCACAGCCCGCGCTTGCGCACTGCCGCCGCGTACCGTTTCCGGAGCAGCTTCTCGTAGTAGGCCTCGGGCCGGCTCAGGTTCGTCGGGTTGAGTGTCATGCAGCCAGGGCTCCCGGCTGGTTCTTCTGCTCGTGCCACAGAGCCAGCAGCAACGCCTCGGCGCGGCCGTCGTCCTTCTTGCGCTGCAGCTGGGGCGCGGCGGACGGGAAGCGCCGGATGGCCAGCTGCCGCGATGCGTCCTTGTCCCGACCGATCAGCCCGAAATGGCGCTTCCAGCTCTGCGGCTCGGCCAGGCTGAAGGGGATGCCCATCACCTCGAGCACGGCCTTCGCCTTCGCGTAGCTCTCGCCGAAGTTCATCGACGACTGCGCGCCCGGTTTCCGGTCCCCCTTTGGCGGCATCGCGCGAACGCGCTCCACGCAGGCGGAGAAGACCGCACCCGGATGCTGGCTGCGGATCTCGCGGATGAAGACCGCGATCGCACGCGCATCGACTTCCTGCTTCTTGCCCACCGTCATTGTCGGCATGTCCAGGATCGGGCCAGCCTCGCCGTCGATCAGTGCGGCCACGGCGCCGGACATGCCGGGGTCAATTCCGAACACCACGCGCAGCGTCATCGTGCACCTGCCTTCAGCGCATAGGTCTGCTGCGCCCGCTCGCGTGTGCTGGCGATCGCCTTCTGCTTGCCGACGGCGACGCGCCGCTCCACCTCGGCAATCGTGTCGGCGCCGTCGCGGATTGCGTCGATGCACCGCGCATAGGCCGGATAGGTGCGCGAGAACTCGGCCACACTCGCGAACACCTTGCCCTCAAATCGGATCGGGGTGGCGGTCATGGCCGCTTCTCCAGTGCGGCCAGCAGCGCGTCGGCCTGCTTCACCGCGTCGTGCGCAATCCACTGGCTGACCTTCATGTCGTTCACGGCCGCATGCCGCGCCAAACGGTTGTAGCCGTCCTCGCTCTGGATGCTGCCGACGATCCCTTGCATCGCCGCCTTCGCGAACTCTTCGCGCTTGGTCAGACTCTCCACGCGCTGATCGCCGTTCGAGATCAGCTTCGCTGACTGCTGGATGCTCATGCCGCCTTCCTCCGCTCTACATCGGCTTCGTCCCAGCCCTCGCGCCAGGCCTCGCGGAGCAGTGCGCCCTCTTCGCCCATGGCGTACTTCGGTGAGTCGTCGCGCTTCTTACTGGCCTGACGCGCGCGGTGGCCGGCGAGCCGGGCGTTCTCGTATTGCTGCTGGTTCATGCTGCCCTCGGGATGTTGAGTAGGTGGTCCTGGTAGGTCTGCCAGGCTTCAGTGCCGCGGCCGCCCAGGACGTCGAACGTCCAGACGCGGAACTCGCGGGCGTGGTGCTTGAAACTGGGCCCGAAAACCTCGCGCATGCGGTCGCGGGTCATGCCGGGCATCTGGTCGCCGTCGTGGTGCCAGGCGCCGAGTGCGACGACCGCGTGCTGGCCGATCTGCTTCTGGCCGTGCAGGTCGCCGAGGTTGCGGTGGTGGATCTGCGTGTGGCCGCACTGGATGGCGCGCTGCAGGCCGGCTGCGATGCGCCAGCGGCACACGACGCAGCCAAGTGCGCGCGCGGCGTCCTGGTACGCCTGCTCAGGCTTGGTAGCAGCCTTGATCGCACGACGCATCAGGAGTACTCCCTGCGCATCTCAACCTTGCGTATGCTCCCGGCCTTCAGACCGTGGAGACAGGCATGGACGCAAATCCAAAGATCAGCTGGGCGCGGGCACTCGTGGTTTCTGGTTGGATGTCGGCGGGCGCCGCATCGGCATTCGGCGTGCTTGGATTCATCGGCCAAATTCATTTCGGCAAGGACGCGCCCGCCTGGGTCCAGGCGGTGGGCAGCATCGCAGCAATTCTCATCGCAGTAGCCGTACCGGCGGCTCAGCACAGGCTGGCGACAAATGCGAGATCTCAGGAAGCTGCTGACCGGGCGCGGAGCCTCGGCTTGCAGCTCCTCCCGCACATGATGTCTCTCGCAGAGAAGAACGGAGACATTTGGGCATATGAGCACCCTGATCACCACGTCGAAATCGCGGGACCAGACCAATGTTTTCTGGGGGAGCGGACGAAGCAGGCACTCACCGTCCCCAAAGGCATTGCAGACGTGGTCGGACAACTGCACGAGCTCGGCAGCGCCGCCGAAGGCCTCCAGCACGCCCTCTATAACATCGAGAGAGCGCGAGAACTCCTGACCGTAGTAACGGTCGTGCCCAATTCGGATAACTTTTACGGCGACGAGCCGTTCGACAGGACTTTGATTTTCGGGAAGAAGGCGTTTTATGACCTTATGGACGAAGCACTCAAGGGACTTATTAGGAGCCAAAACGAGATCGAGGCGCTGTTCCGCCACCCGAGCAGTCCACTCGCTCCCCCGAAACAGTGAGGTCTTCATGCAGCGATGCCTCTCTGCACGGACTTCCCCTGCGCCATCATCCAGAACTCGGCCAGCACATCGTCGATCAGCACGTGGGCGTAGGCGCTGCCGATGTGGCCAGTAATGCCCTCGAACAGCCGCCGGAACTCGTCCTCATCCATCGAATCGAACGCCAGCGACCGCGCGACGGTGACGGGGATCGTTTCGATCCTCGGCAGGACTTCACGCAGCAGCTTCGCGGCACCAGGACCGAAGGCCGCATCTGACGCTGCCAGCACCGCGGCTACGACCGGCGTGGCGTCCATGTCGATCTGCTCGCAGCAGACGTTCGCCTCACGCTGCAGCTGCTTGATCGCCTCGTGGCTGTCCAGGTTCTCCCAGCCCTCGACGTTTTCGACCATCAGCTGGCCGATCTTGTGCAGCAACCGGTGGCGCCAGGCGTCGCGCGGCGCCTTGATTTCCAGCCGCACCTCTTGGCCGCGCCGGTAGCCGCGCTGCTTCATCAGCTCGCGGTCGACTGGATGCTCGGCGAGCATGGCCAGCCGCTCCTCGCCGGTGTCCATCACCACCACGCGCTCGATCAGCGCATAGATCGGACGTGATGCGCGCTTGGCGCGGATCTTCTTTGCTGCAGCAGTCATGGTCATGCGTCGACGTCCTGCCGCGGCGCGCGCGGAGTGAGATTGCGGAAGCCGCGCGGGCGCGGCGCGGGCTTGCGGTCGTCGCTTTCGATCGGCGCCGGCTCCCAGTACTCGGGCAGGTTCTGGAACTTGAAGCGCTCCGGCATGTAGAGCACGCGCACCTCGCCAGGCGGGCCACTGCGCTGCAGCGGAACCAGCAGCTCGGCGGTGCCCTTCCAGCGGCTGTCGCGGTGGTACACCTCGTCGCGGTAGATGAAGATCACCGCATCGGCGTCCTGCTCGATCGATCCGGAGTCACGCAGATCCGCAGGCTGCGGGCGTTTGTCGGGGCGGTCTTCCAGCTTGCGATTGAGCTGCGAGAGCAGCAGCACCGGCACGCCCAGCTCACCGGCCAGCAGCTTCAGGCCGCGGCTGATATCGCCGACCCCGTTGGCGCGGTTGTCGCCCTGGATCTCCATCAGCTGCAGGTAGTCGATGACGATCAGGCCCAGCGGCTTACGGGCGTGCTGCCGGCGTGCCTGTGAGCTGACGTGCTCGACGCGAGCGCGGCGCGGCCGGCTGACGAAGATGTCCGCCGCGCGCAGCTTGCTCATCGCGCTGGTGACGTTCGTCCAGTCCACGTCGTCCAGGTCGCCTGAGCGGATCCGGTTGCCATCAATGCCGCCGACCGACGCCAGCATGCGGTCGCCCAGCTCCTCGGCTTGCATCTCGAAGCTGAAGACCGCGACCGCTTTGCGCAGGTGCAGCGCGACGTGCTCGGCGATGTTCTGCGCCAGCGTGGTCTTGCCCATCTTCGGGCGCGCCGCCAGAACGTACAGGCCGCCCGGCTTCAGGCCACCCAGCAGGTCATCCAGGTCGTCGATGCCGGTGGTGATGCCGTGGATACCGCCGCCGTCGCGGGAGCGCTCGCCCAGGCGCTCGAACACGCGATCCATCACTGGAGCGACCGCTTCCAGCTCGCACGGCTGGCTGTCCATGAGCGAGCCGATGCGCGACTGGGCGGCGCCGATCAGCTCGATGCTGCTCTGCCCCTCCGAGTTGTAGCCTGCGTTGGCGATGTCGGTGCCGACCTGGATCAGCCGGCGAAGCCGCGCCTTGTCCGCCACGATCTCCGCATAGGCGCGGATGTTGGCCGCCGACGGCGTGGTACTGGCCAGCTCGATCAGGTAGGCGCCATCGGCCACCTGCTCCAGCAGCCCCTGCGCTTTGAACCAGTCGCCCATGGTCACCATGTCGAAGGGCCGGCGCGGGTTCGCTGTCGCCATCTCGCGGATGGCGCGGAAGATCAGCACATGGTCGCGGCGGTAGAAGTCGCCCTCCTCCACCAGGTCGGCGATGTCGTCCCATGCGCGGTTGACCAGCATCAGACCACCGAGCACAGCCTGCTCGGCTTCCACGCTGTGCGGCGGCATGCGCAGTGCCTCCGAAGGCCGGTCGTGCCACATAGACGCGCTCTCGGCGCGCTCGGCGTCCAGCTGGTCGAGAAATTGCGACTCGTCGGCGTGGTGGTCGTAGTCGTAGATCGTGCTCATGCGGCGTTCTCCGTCATTGCTCGATCGAACAGCTTCGCGATGACGTTCTCGCGCAGCAGGTACTCGAAGTCGGGCTTCCAGTTTTCATGGCCGGCACCGCCAGGCTTGCGGCCGGAATGGAACTCGTCGTCAGCGGCGGTCTCGAACAGCGCCGTCCAGAATTCGGCCGTGACGCGCTCGTTGCCGTAGAGCTGATGGCAGATGGCCCGGACGGTCGGCAGGGCCTTCTCGACCGCCTTGAGCCGCGGCTTGTTCAGCACGGTGCATGCGGTCAGTTCGCCGTTGGGCTTGGCCAGCAGGCGGTTGTAGGCGGCCTGTGCTTCCTCGGCGATCTGCTGGATCCGCTGGGCTTTGCGTTTGCTCAGGTCTGCAGGTGGGGGACCAGGCGGGGTCAGCGTCAACGACGCGGACGAATCCGAGCGAAGCGAGGATGTTTCCTCTTCCCTTCCCTGTTCCTTTCCCTTCCCTGTTCCTTTCCTTTCAGGTGGTGAGGACTCACTGAGTTGTGCGTGAGTCGTAACTGAGGACTCCCACACAACCTGCATCGCCTTGATTTTACTGGGTGTTGGCCTGTTGACCCGCTGGTGCTCATCGAATTTCACGACGCGGCCATAGCGCTTCCCGTCTTCGCCGACGCCGAGCTCGATGAAGCCGACTTTTGCCAACGATTGGAGGCTGTCGTGAGTACTCACTGAGGACTCACGGAGCGGTAAGCACTCGGCTTTAACCAGTGCCGGGTTGGCGTTGAAGTAGCCCTCGTCATCCGCGTGGTTGAGCAACGCGGCGGCAAGCATGTGTGTGATCTCTGGCAGTGCGCTCAGATCCTCGTGCTTCCAGAATTCGGGCTTGATGGTGCGGATTCTGGCCATCAGACAATCCCGCCCGCCCGCTCCAAGCGCTTTACCTGACGGTCGCTGCGGCCCTCGCACTCGCGCTTGAGGTCCAGCCAGTAGGCGCGTGCAAGGCCCTTCTTGCCGGCCCCCTGCGCACGCCGCAGCAGCTCGGCCAAGCGGCGAATGCGGCGCTCCCGGCGCCAGTCTTCGAGCAACTGCAGGATCATGCTGCGGCCCTCGTGACCTTGGCCTCGGCGAACGCGGCCTGCGCCATCTGTCCGAAGATCGCCTGCAGCTGGCCGCACAGCGTTGCCAGTGCCTTCGCCTCGTTGAGCGTGAGCACCTGGTCTGCGTACGAATCGGCGATGAGCTTGCAGAGCTTGCCCTTCAGCTCGCCGGCATCCAGCAGCGATTCGACAACGCCGCCGGCCAGCGTCACGTCGGCGCGCTGGACGATGAAGTCGTGCTCGGCGGCGAGCGCGTGCAGGATCCGAAAGTCGCCGCTTAGCCCCATGATCTCGCTGGCTTCGGCCAGGGTCAGGTGGTGCGTGCGCGTGTTCGGGTTGACCTTGCTGCGGAGGACGGCCGCAGACATCTGCTTCTCCTCGCCCTTGTCGTTGATCGAGATCAGACGAGTAGCCAGGGCAAGGCTGCCGCCGGGATAGTCTTTGACGGTCTTGTGTGCTGCATCGGAGATGTTCATTGGCGGGATACCTGAACGGGGATCGTGAAGGGACAATCCGCCACGCTTTGCGCCATGGACGCACTGCAACGACGGATCAAATCAGCGAGAAGAAGGGCCCCAAACGTCACGACGATCGTGCGTGTGGGAGGCAACGTGTTTGGGCTGCGGTGGGTCGACGGCCGCATGCTGGTGAAGCTGTTACGGAAGGGCTGAGACATGGCCAAGGAAGGCGTCGCCCCCCTTGCGGTAGGCTGCTGTTTCCACACGAACAGCCCGCAAGGAGGGCGACATGAAGCAGGAAGACATCGAGGCACTTTCCACCGGCTTAGGCGGCCAGATTGGAAACGTGTGCCTGGGCAGCATGACCCTTGTGCATGCGGTGATTCTGGCGCTCGCAGAGCAGCCAGGAATCGATGGTGCAAAGCTAGTCACGGACATCACAGATCTCCTAGAGACCGTGACGGAGGGGACGCAAGGCGCGATGGCAAAGACGTTGAGCACTTGGCTACAGAAACCCTGATCTGCTGCTCAATACCTGCTGCCAAGCTGGCGCTCAGAAGTTGGGCGTCAGCTTTCTCGGCAGCAGTCGGCCGATTCAGCCAGTCGCGCAGCCGCACTCGCGGATTGAAGCGGTCAGGCAGCATCGGCCACCTCCCCTGCGGGGTTGGCCGGGTGCGGGCCGAAGACGTCCGGGCGAAGGTCGTGGCGCGAGACGCCGGTGGCCGCTTCGATCTTCATCACGAACTCGGCAGGCACCGCGTGGCCTCGATTGATCCAAGCCCAGACATGGCCCTGTTTCACGGCGCGCAAGTCTGTCGAAAGGAGTCGGGCCAGGGCGCTTTGTCCGCCGGCTGCTTCTACTGCTCGCTCTAAGGGGGTCGTGTCCATGCGCCCAGAATACAACCCTGGTTGTATTAGTCAACAACCAATGTTGTTTGCCGGCTACAACGCCTGTTGTCACGCTTCCCCAATGGAAATCCGTGATCGCCTCGCCCAAGCCATGCGCCACTCAGGCCTTACCCAGGACTCGCTGGCAAAGCGCGTTGGCGTAAGTCAGCAGGCCATTCAGAAGCTTTTATCCGGCACATCGAAGACATCTCGAAAGCTGACTGAGATTGCACTTGCATGCGGCGTCAGGCCGGAATGGCTTGCAACAGAGGAAGGCCCCATGTCCATCGAGGGCTTGCGTGCGACCGAGTCTCAATCTGCGGGATCCATCCGAGAGATCATGGCCGCAGCGGTCACCATTGCCCGCTTGGTCCAGGATCGGACGACCGAACGCATCGAGGGGGAGCGCTATATCGCTCTCCTCACCGAAGCCGGGGCTGCCGTTCAACGTTATGGCGTGGAGCAAATCATGAATGGCTCAGCGCTTGACCAAGCAGCAACTGAGGTGGCCGTCGAGCTTCGTTCGATTAAGTGAGGTATATGGATGGCGATAAGCAGGGCGCAGTTGGAAATCATGGCGAGGCAGGTAGCAGCGAACATGGGGATCACAAGCACGCTCACCGGCCCCAGGCATTTAGCGGTGGCCAGTAGCGAGGGATCTAACGCCTACAAGGGTATGAACGCTTTGCAGCGGGATGTCCTGTACACCCGGATCAACGATCTCGGCACGATGTACTGGCTGAAGTGGCTGATTCGTCAAGAAACGATCCATGTGAATGGGATCATTGAATGCCTTTCAGATGACGAGCTCACCGAGCTATTGACCAAAATGGAACGTGGCAGAGAGTGCCGTGTCGAGGGAATAGCGTTCGATGAAGCTGGCCTTGTGAGAGATACAACAGAGGACTTCCTGTGACCCGATCGCCGCTCAGATTCTTGCCGAAACCACTGGTTACTCTTTGCTTGGCAGCTGCATTTGCATCGTGTTCGACAACCTCTGTTGACGACATGCGAGCAGCGCCGGCAGATGCAACCTATACGTCCGCCAAGCCTCCAGCAGCACTAAGCGAATGCGTCGTCGCAGCGTTTAACGACAACGCGCGTGGCTTCGAGGCCATTCAATTCGATGGCGCCAAGGCCTACGCCAATGGGCCGCGTTACACGGTGGCGGCTTTGACGAATTACCCGACCTATATCTTGGACATCACGCCGTCTAAAGCTGGCGGGAGCGTCATCGAAGAGCGCACGACGTTGCGCGCGGGATTTGCAGTCAAAGGATATCTGCCGCGCTTTAGAGCCCTCACATCGGGCTGTCTGTAAGGCTTACGAGGGGGCTCGGCAGGCCCCCTCAAAAAATTTGTCCTGACTAACAACTTTAGTTGTTGCAAATGTACAACTTTGGTTGTATCGTCTCCCCATCGCAACGAACAACCCGGATCCCGCCGGGGACGTGCGACGGAGAACGTAGATGTCCCGCACCCGCTGCCACCCGTACCACCCGCAATGCGGCTGCGCGACCTGCAGCCGGCATGAGCTGTCCGACGAGCGCGCCGACGTTCTGGCGCTCGCACTGCACCGCGATGGCGGCGTTCTGAGTGAGGCGCTGGGCGAGCTGACGACCGAGCAGCTGGCGCTGATCGCCTGCCACCTGGCCCAAGGCAACGACGAGGGCGCTGCCGAGATCCTGCGCGCCGCATCCACCGACTATCTGTCGCAGCTGATCACCGGCCGCATGGACGACGTGGACTGCTCGCGCATCGAGGCGGTGCAGCACTACCTGACGGTGTACGAAGCCAAGCCGGCGCCGGTCGCAGTGATGCCGTGGCGGGTGGCGGCATGAAGACCATCCCGCAGTGCGGCCCGAACGGCATCTGGGATCACCTCGGCTATTCGATCAACCGGTGTGCGCGTGGCGGCCGAACCATCACGCGCCCGGACGGATCGGTGGTCGACACCATCACGCGAGCACATGAGCGCGAGGACGGCTATGCGCGCGAGCTGCGTGCTGGGAAAGCCGAGCTGGCTTCTCATGGCTTCGAGATGGAGGCAGAGGCATGAGGGCCCCTGTCAATGTGCTGGCGGTGATGGATTCTGTGATCGCTGGTGAGCGCGAATGGGGCGCACACGAAGCCGCCAATGCACTAACGAATGTCCGAGCCGCCGTGGCCGAGCTGATCGAGGCTGCAAAGCACGGGCGCGAATGGATCGTCGAGGTCGGAGATCGCAAGGGCTTGCCTAATGGCGGAACCCTGCATCGACTTGATGCAGCCCTTACCCGCGTCGGCGGTGCCGCATGAGCGCCGTCATCCCCTTCCCCACCGCTGCGCGCGGCGCTGACATGGTGCGCGACATCGCGCTTGATCGTGGCTACGGCGCGATCACCGTGGCGCAGCTGGTGCGCACCTTCAATCCCGACAACGTGCGCCCTCTGCGCGTGCAGGCATCGCAGCACGTGCGCGATCGGGACGAGTCAGCAACCACCTACTTCGACGGCCCGGAGGCTGCGTGATGGACGAGATGGATGAGAAGGAATTCCAGCGCCACATGCTGCGCGAGGACATTCCGTTCGCGATCGGCTGCATGGTTGTGGGCGCCATGCTGACGCTGCTGGCACAGGCGGTGTTCTCGTGACCGGCCGCCGCTACACCAGCTTCGTGTGGCTGTGCGTGCTGGTTGTCGTGCTGGTGGCGTTTGGCTGGCTTGCCTATAGCCGCAACGCCGCTCTGATCGCCCAAGCGCTCCACACGATCGCGTTTTTCCTGGCGCTGCATCTGCCCGAGAACTGGTTCAACGCCCGTGCGAGCGCGCACCGCGACCAGGTGCAGCCGGCCACCGGTAGCACGCCCGATTTTCCGGAACCGCCGCGCCGCGGCATCCGCTGATCCCCGCCGGTACGCCGGCACCACCGACGAGGTATCCAATGTTTCAGCTCGAAAGGCACGAGGCGTCCATCGCCAACGTCAACCAACGCATCCAGCGGCACGGCGAAGAGCGCCAGCTGGCCGCCGACATCAAGTTCGTCTTGAGCGTCAGCAACGAAGCGCTCGATTCGTTCGACTCCACGCTGCGGCACGACCTGTTCCGCAAGCCGGCGAAGGGCGAGCAGCAGGATCTGCCGCAGATTGGCGGCGATGGCCTGACCGCAGTAAAGCATCCGGCACTGGAGCCGCTGAAGCTGAGCCACGAGTTCACCGGCTACGAGATGCACCTGGCCGGCCTGCTGGAAGCCGGCGATCCCATCGTCCTGGTCGACGTGAAGCTCAAGCGCTTCGTGATCGAGCCGAAGGAAGGCGGCAGCTTGGCGATGTCATTCACCGCCTCGTCTGAGGTAGACCCGCAGGAACTCGCCGAATTGTCGGAGGCGCTGATCCGCGAAGACGTGCTGTTGTCGCTGATCGCGCCGAAGCGCGCCGGCCAGGCTGCCGAGGATCTGACCGAAGGCGGCGACACCCTGGATGCGCAGGACACCGCGGCAGCTGCTGCCGAAGCCGCAAGCCTGATCGACGCCGGCAAGAAGGTGGCGGCATGAACGCGCCCGTCCGCATCCCGCTGATTGACGTGGAAAGCCGCCAGATCGCGGCGATCGGCCACGACGCCGCCAGCCAGACACTGGCCGTGCGCTTCAAAAATTGGAAAGGCGAGATCACCTCGCTCTACCACTACGACAACGTCACCGCTGAGGACTATGCCGCGCTGCAAGCAGCGGAGTCGAAGGGCGGCCACTTCAACAAGGTGATCAAGGCCGACCCGGTGCGCTGGCCCTACCGCAAGGTCGAAGACCGCCCGCTTTCCGACGCGGCCTGATCCCAAACCCTGATCCGTGGCAGGTGTCCACGGACGCGATCGCACCGCGCATTGACTCTCGAAGGTCAGACGTTAAAGGCAGGAAGGGAACCGCACGCACCGCCGATATGTGCGCGAGAAGGAGCGGGAGGCCACAAGCCTATGCAGCCGGGAAAGACCGGCCCCAGCGAAAACTCATGGGTGAACGAGTGGTGCGGATGCAACGCCGCTGACCGCCGGGAAAGACCGGCCTCTATCCATAGCGGAGCGGCTTGCGATCAACGAGCGTCCATGTCTTGCGTATCGAAGACCAGGCCGCTCCGCTATGGAGGGAATGCGCAGGCTGATGCGCAGCAGGACGGAATGCCGCAGAACAAGTGCGCGGCTGCCGTAGATCGTACTGGCGGAACGCTTCGGCTAATCCGCGCAAGCACGGGATGAGTGCCAACCCGTATGCCGGAGATCAGCACCGGCCCCTCCACCACACCCCAACGCGTAGGGCGCGAGCGAGCCCAGCGTGGCCCCGGCTTGACGGGGCACCTCATTCCCACCTCGCCGGAACCGCCGGCTGGAGCAATCACGCAATGAACGCACAAGTACAAGAAGGCCAGCTCGTCCCCGAGGAAGGCATGGCCGCCATGATCAGCCGCTCGGAGATCGAGCAGCAGATCTCCACCGCACGCCGATTCCCGCGCTCGCTCAAGCGCTTCCGCGACGAGGCCATCCAGATGGTCACGCTGAGCCAGAGCATCGCCGAGCAGTGCGTCTACGCCTTGCCCCGCGACGGCAAGACGATCGAGGGTCCATCCGCACGCTTTGCTGAGATCGTCGCCTCTGCATGGGGCAACAACCGTGCAGGCGCACGCGTCATCGACGACAAGGGTGAGTTCATCACCGCGCAGGGCGTGTTCCATGACCTGGAGCGCAACGTGGCGATCACCTACGAGGTGCAGCGCCGGATCGTGGACCGTCAGGGGCGCCGCTTCAAGGCCGACATGATCGGTGTGACGGCAAACGCTGCCTGTTCGATCGCGCTGCGCAACGCGGTGCTCAAGGGTGTGCCGAAAGCGTTCTGGGAGGACATGTACGTCGAGGCCCGCAAGGTGATCATGGGCGACATCAAGACCTTGGCGAACCGCCGCGCCGATGCGCTGGCGCACTTCCAGCGGTTCGGGGTCACGGCCGAGCAGGTCTGCGCCAAGCTGGAAGTGCCAGGCATCGAGGATATCGGCCTGGAACATCTGGTTCTGCTGCGCGGCATCGTGACCGCGATCAAGGAAGGCGACACGACTCCGGAGGATGCCTTCGCAGGCACCGCGACCGCGACCTCGCAGAAGCCCGCCGGCTACACCCCAGAGGCGTTTACGGCTTCCATGAAGACGTGGAGCGCGGCGATTGAGGCTGGCAAGAAGTCTGCTGCTGAAATTATTGCGATGGCCGAAACCAAGGGCGCTTTGACTGCGGAACAACGCGCAGCAATCCACGCGTGCGAGAAGCCGGCCGATGCCGGCACCCAGACCGCCGAAGCAACCGGAGATCAAGCATGAAGATGGTCAACCTGATCCAGGGCACGCCGGAATGGCATGCCCACCGCGCCAACCACCTCAACGCGAGCGAAGCGCCGGTGATGCTGGGCGAGTTTCCCTCCGTCACCCGCAGCGAATTGCTGAAGGTCCGCGCTACCGGCGTTGAATCGGAGATCAGCTGGTTCCTGCAGCAGATCTTCGACGACGGCCATCGCTTCGAGGCGCTTGCGCGTCCGCTGGCAGAGGCGATTGTGGGCGAAGACCTTTACCCGTGCGTCGGCGTGGATGGAAAGCTATCCGCGTCGTTTGACGGACTCACGCTGCTGGGCGACGTGCTTTTCGAGCACAAGATGTTGAACGCCACGCTGCGCGCGTGCATGACGGACGGCTGCACCGGCACCGATCTACCGATCTATCACCAGATCCAGATGGAACAGCAGCTGATGGTATCCGGCGCCGAACGGGTACTTTTCATGACGTCGGAATGGGACGCCGATGGCAACTTGATCGAAGAGCGTCACTGCTGGTACGTGCCCAACCTCGAACTGCGTGAGCGCATCGTGGCTGGCTGGGAGCAATTCGAGCGGGATGTCTGCGGCTACGAGGACAAGCCGCTGCCGGCGCCTGTCGTCGGCCGTGCCCCGCAGCATCTTCCGGCCCTGCATATCGCGGTCACCGGCATGGTGACGGCGTCCAATCTGGCCGAGTTCCGTGGCTCGGCGATGTCTGTGCTTTCGCGCATCAACCGCGATCTGCAGACGGATGAGGACTTCGCCGACGCCGAGCAGACTGTGAAGTGGTGCAAGGGCGTGGAGGAGCGGCTGGAAGCGACGAAGCAGCAGATCCTCGGCCAGACCGCAGACATCGACGCGGTGTTCCGGACGATGGATGACGTCGCGGCCGAAGCGCGCCGCGTGCGCCTGGAGCTCGACAAGCTGGTCAAGGTCGAGAAGGACAATCGCCGCACCCAGATCGTCGCCAACGGCGTGCAGTCAGTGCGGGATCACTACGCGTCCATCAATGCGGGACTCGATGCGCATGCGCTGGCGGTACCGGCTTCGCTGCAGGCCGACATCGGCGCGGTGATCAAGGGCAAGAAGTCGATCAGCAGCATGCAGGATGCCGTCGGTACCGCTGCAGCAAACGCCAAGATCGCCGCCAGCCAGCAGGCCGAGCGTGTGCGCGCCAACGTGCGCGTGCTGGAAATGGAGATGGGCACCTTCGCCGGCCTGTTCCATGACCGAGTGCAGTTGTGCGCCACGAAGTCGCCGGAGGATCTGCGAAACCTGATCACCGCGCGCATCACCGAACAGCAGCGCGTCGATGAGCAGCGCCTGGAAGCGCAGCGCGAGAAGATCCGCAAGGAAGAAGCGGACAAGCTGGCGCACGAACAGCAGGAACGCGAGGAAGCACAGCGCCGCGCCGATGCACTGGCCGAGTTGCAACGTCGTGCTGCCGCTGCGCCTGCGCCCGCCCCGGTCACTGCTGCGCCAGCCGCCCCCGCCCCGGCGGTTGTGTCGGCGCCGGCACCGGTAGCGAGCGCGTCGGCTGCATCGGCAAAGGCCCCCGCCGTGCGCATCAAGCTCGGCGACATCAACGCGAAGATCGCACCGCTGACGATCACCGCCGATGGCCTGGCACAGCTGGGCTTCCTGCCGGTGACCATCGAGCGCGCCTCGAAGCTGTACGACGCGGCGGAACTGCCGGCCATGTTCACCGCCATGCAGCAGGTCTTCGCCCGCGCGGCCACGGCCAGCTACCAGCAGGCCGCGTGATGTTGCGCACCTGCACGAGCTGCACGCGCAGCCTGGATGAAGCCGAGTTCCCGATGCAGAACGGCCGCGTGCTCAACGTCTGTGTGCTCTGCCGCAACGACATCAAGCGGGCGCAGACCAGGCTCGCACCGATCCGCCGTGATCCCGAACAGATCCGGCTCAACAACGTCGCTGCGCTGTGGCATGGCCCGGTGCAGCGCGCTCAGCCACTGAGGTATGTCGCATGACCCACCTATCCGATGAGCAGATGAGCGTTGCCCTGTTCGGGATCCCGAAGGATGCGCAGCCGAGCTGGACTCCGGTTGCACTACCGCAAGGTCGTCAGCAGTTACCGCCGTGGGCAAAGGGCCTGCACGTAGACCTCATGCTCCAGTACGGCAACTCGCCCCACTTCAAACTGAAGTGCGATCGCTCGCTGCGCGACTGGGAGCACAAAACCTTCGTGAAGGAAGGCGACCGTTACATGGCGGTGAGCGAGGACGGCCGCGCCGAGGTCTACTACCAGGGCGGTGCGCTGACGATGGAGAAGCTGCGCCGGTTCCGGACTGAGGACGGCCGGCTCTGGCAGGCACGGCCCAATCGTCCTGGTGCTTCGAACATCATCCGCACGCCCGAGGACTGGGAAAACCTATTTGCCCCCGGCGAGTGGATCGAGGTCGATCGATTAGCCACACGGCAAGAGCGCGGCTTCGCCGGCGCGCACATCGACATCCTGCTGGACGACGGCCGTGAGGCGACGCTGCGCGGCCCGTGGCATGGTCCGTGCCCCCCTGGCTTTGTCGAGGCTGGCTACGTAGATACCTCTGACCAGCGCGAAGGCAACTGGTGGCGCGGTAGGCCGTGGCACATGCGCGGCGGCATCGGCGGCCTGTTCCTCGCAGAAGCCACGTTCTTACCGATCTTCGCCACCTACGCCCCTCACATGTTTCTGGCGCATGTCGACATGGGTAGGGGCAAGCGACTGGAAGCGTATCTCGACGAATGGGGCGAGCCGAAAGCCTGGATGCAGGCCCGGGAGCGATACGCCAAGAAGCTGGCCGCCTTCCAGGCTACGCCAGCGGCCGAGCGCCCGCCGCATGTGCTGTGCAACTTCCCGAAGGTGTGCGGCGGCAAGCAACATTGTGCCGTCGCCGAGTGCAACCACTGCACGAGGAACGCCGCATGATCCGCCACCTCGCCCGCCGCGCGCCGAAGCGCAAACGCGGCCTGTGCTGGGGCCGCACGCCCAACGACAACGGCACCGTCGTGACGTGGCAGCTGTTCCGCCGCGATCACCGCGGCGCGCTGCACATGTCCTCGCTGCAATTCACCTACGCCGAACCGCGCGCCTATATCGCGCAGCGCCTGCGCAACGCGCGCCGGAAGCTGCGTGACCGCGTGGACGAGATCGACCTGGCCGCTATGGGAGTTGCCGCGTAATGGACGAAATCAAAAAGGCCGAGCAACTGGGATATTCCAAGGGTTATGCGGCCGGCAAGAAAAGGCGGGCACGCGAGATCTCTTCGGAAGCATCAGCCAAGCATCAGCAGGCGCGATTCGACCGCTTCCTATGCGCCGCCATCACCGGACTTCTCGGCGGGAAGGGCCCTTGGCAAAGCGGCGGCGTCCCTGACAAAAGTCCGAAGGACTACGCCACCACCGCTGCTTTAATCGCCCGCGAACTGATGAGTAAGGCACCATGACCATGCATCCGAATGATCGCCTCGCCGCGCTGGAGTGGGCACTGGCCCGCGCACGCGACGCCGGCAAGACCGAAGAGCTGGTGCGGCTGACGCACGTGCCGGCCCTGCAGGAACTGCGCGACGAAGCGCAACGGGAGGCGCGCGGTGGCTGACGGCTCGCACTCCTTCAACTTCCCCGCTCCGCAGGTCTCGTGCCTGCGCCCTGGTGAGATAGTAGTTGACCTGTTCGCCGGCGGCGGTGGCGCCAGCGAGGCGCTGAAGCAAGCCACCGGGCTGGATCCGGCACTGGCCTACAACCACGACGAGTGGGCCATCGGCATGCACGCTGCCAACCACCCGCTCACGATCCATCACCGCGAAGACATCTGGCACGCCAATCCCCGCCGTGATGTTGCCGGCCGCCCTATCGGCTGGTTCCATGCCAGTCCAGACTGCACGCACTTCAGCCAAGCCAAAGGCGGGCAACCCCGCAGCCGCAAGACCCGCGCGCTCTCGTGGGTGGTGCTGAAGTGGGTCGGCCAGCTGCGCCGCGCCGACGAGCGCAACGGCACGAATACTGCGCCACGCATTCTGTCGCTGGAGAACGTCTGGCAGATCCTCACTTGGGGACCTTTGATCGCAAAGCGCGACAAGTTGACTGGCCGAGTGCTGAAGATGGACGGCACCGTGGCAGCCAAGGGCGAGCGCGTTCCAGTTGAGCAGCAACTGCTGATCCCGGACAAGCGCCACGCCGGCCGCACGTGGGGTCAGTTCGTGGCCGCGCTGCGTGGGCATGGCTACGTCGTGGATTGGCGGAAGTTAGACGCCAGCGATTTCGGCGCCGGCACTGATCGTGAGCGGCTCTTTCTGCTTGGGCGTCGCGACGGCCTTCCACTTCAGTGGCCGGTGCCGAGCCACCGCAAAAGCGGGGCTGCTGCCAAAAAAGCAGCAGCGGACGCCATCGATTGGAGCGTCCTGGGAACCAGCATCTTCAGCCGACGCCGGCCGTTGCGGCCCAACACCATCCGACGGCTCCTGGACGGGGCGAAGCGCGGGAACTGGCCGCAGCCGTATCTGGACGCGCTCTGCGCGTTGCGCGATGGCCGCGAGCCTCGCCTGGACATCACGCTTGAGGAAGCTGAGGACATCGCCCAGCGCATGGGCCACCCCGCTGGCCTGGTGATGGCCACCGGCAGTGGCGGTGCGGCCAGGCCCGTATCTGCCCAGGTTCCGACGATCACCACGGGCGGTAACGGCGCGGCGCCGCACTTCATCCGACCGATGATCCTTCATCGCAACGCCAGCGAGGGCGGCCGTAGCGCTCGCCCGGTCGACGAGCCTCTGCCGACCATCCTGACCGGTGGCGCGGGAAATCTGATCGAACCGGCCCTGCAGCCGGTGCTGATGGGGACGCAGGGATCGTCCAAGGCGAAGCCGGTGAGCGCTTGCATGGCAACGATCACGACTGGCGGAGCAGGTAACCAGGCCCGCCCAGGCTGCGCTCGTCCGCAGCTGTTCGAGCCCATCATCGCGCCGTACTACGGCGGCGGCAGCGGCTTGACCGGCAAGCCCAGCAGCCATCCTTTGCCGACCGTCACCACAAAGGCCCGCTTTGGGCTCGTCGAGCCCGTCGTCGTGAGCACCTGCAACAGCAGCAGCGCTGGCGTGCGCCTCAGCGGAGACCAGCTGCGAACCATTACGACGGCGCGCGGCGGTGATATGGCGCTGGGCGAGCCGGTGGTGATCGGCTATCGCATCGACATCCTCTACCGGATGCTCTTCGAGCGTGAGCTGTTCAACGCGCAGGGCTTCCCGTCCCGCTACATCATCGACCGCACCGCCGACGGTCGCCGCATCACGCGCACTCAGGCGATACGCATGGTCGGCAACAGCGTCAGCCCGCCGCCGCTGTTCGCCCTCGCCAGCGTCAATCTCGACAAGCAGCCGCAGCTGATGAAGGCGGCCGCATGACTGACCCGTATCGCGACTTCCTTGAGCGCAAGGTGCGTGTCGCGCCGTCGCTGGGATTCGACATCTCCCCTGACGACGTGCATCCGATGCTGAAGCCGCACCAGCGCGACAGCGTGGTATGGGCGTGCTCCGGCGGGCGCCGCGCCCTATTCCAGCGGTTTGGCCTCGGCAAGAGCATGCAGCAGCTGGAAATCATGCGATTGGCGCGCGCGCATGCCGGTGGAGCGGTCGGCATCGTGGTGCCGCTGGGCGTGCGGCAGGAGTTCCGCCGCGACGCGGTCAAACTCGGCCTGGAGACTCGCTTCGTGCGCACCAGCGCCGAGGTGGATCCGGACTTCGACGGGATCCACCTGACGAATTACGAGAGCGTGCGAGACGGCAAGCTCGATCCCAACCTCTTCAGCGCCGCGAGCCTGGATGAAGCGTCAGTGCTGCGCAGCTTCGGATCGAAGACCTACCAGCAGTTCCTGACCCTGTTCGATGACGTCCGGTACCGGTTCGTGGCGACTGCTACGCCCAGCCCGAACCGGTACAAAGAGCTGATCCATTACGCCGGCTTCCTGGGCGTGATGGACACCGGCCAGGCCCTCACCCGCTGGTTCAAGCGCGACAGCACTCAGGCCAACAACCTGACGCTGTACCCGCACAAGGAAAAAGAGTTTTGGCTATGGGTCGCGAGCTGGGCGCTGTTCCTACAGAAGCCGTCGGACCTTGGCTACAGCGACGAAGGTTACGACCTACCGGAACTGACCGTGCACTACGTCGAGGTGCCGGTGGACCACAACACCGCTGGCGCCGAGCGCGATGGCCAAGGCAAGTTGTTCCGCGATGCCGCGATGGGTTTGCAGAACGCCGCGAAGGAGAAGCGAGACACGCTCGGCGCACGCGTGGCAGCCGTACAGCAAGTCGTCGCCGCACGGCCGGATGAGCATTGGCTGATCTGGCATGACCTCGAGGCGGAGCGGCATGCGCTGCAGGCGGCAATCCCCGCTGCGGTCAGCATCTATGGCGACCAGGAGCTCGACGAGCGCGAACAGGCGGTCATCGACTTCAGCGAAGGATTGATCCCGATCCTCTCGGCGAAGCCCGTAATCGCCGGCAGCGGCTGCAACTTCCAGCGGCATTGCCACCTGTCGGTCTATGCCGGCATCGGCTTCAAGTTCAACGACTTCATCCAGTCCATTCACCGCATCCAGCGGTACCAGCAGGCGCACCCGGTGGAGGTGTGGATCGTCTACGCCGAAAGCGAGCGCGAGGTGCTGGCCAGTCTGCAGGCGAAGTGGACACGCCACGAGGAAATGGTAGAGAAAATGAGCGAGATCATCAGGGAATACGGCTTGAGCAAGGCCGCAATGGCGCAAGTACTCCAGCGCTCGATCGGCGTGGAGCGCATCGAGGCCAGCGGTACGGGTTGGACCGTCGCGAACAACGACTGCGTGGTGGAAACGCGCGGCATGGCCGACGACAGCGTCGACCTGATCGTGACCTCGATCCCGTTCGCCAACCACTACGAATACAGCCCGAGCTACAACGATTTCGGGCACACCGACGACAACGCGCACTTCTGGGCGCAGATGGATCACCTCAGCACGCAGCTGCTGCGGATCCTCAAGCCTGGCCGCATCGCCGCCATCCACGTGAAAGACCGGATCCAGTTCGGCGCGGTGACCGGCGCCGGCGTGCCGACCGTCAGCCCGTTCCACGCCGAGGCGATCTTCCACTACCGCTCGCACGGCTTCGACTACATGGGCCTGATCACTGTCGTGACCGACGTGGTCCGCGAGAACAACCAAACCTATCGCCTGGGCTGGTCGGAACAGTGCAAGGACGGCACGAAGATGGGCGTCGGGTCGCCCGAATACATCGTGCTGCTGCACAAGCCGCAGACCGATCGAAGCCGCGGCTATGCCGACGAACCCGTGCGCAAGCAGAAGGCCGATTACACGCGGGCGCGCTGGCAGGTCGATGCGCATGCGTTCTGGCGATCGAGTGGCCGCAGGCAGCTGACGGCCGACGAGCTGGTGCAGCTGGGCCCGGACAAGCTAGCCAAGCTGTTTACCGAGTACTCGCTGCGCGAGGTCTACGACTTCGAGACCCACGTGCGCATCGGCGAGGAACTGGAGGCGCGGGGCGCGCTGCCGTCGACCTTCATGTCGCTGGCGCCTGGTAGCCATGACCCGGACGTGTGGCACGACGTCAACCGCATGCTCACGCTCAACGGCGAGCAGACCCGGCGCGGCCTGGAAAACCACATCTGCCCGCTGCAGTTCGACATCGTCGACCGGCTGATCCAGCGCTTCAGCAATGCCGGCGAGCTCGTGTTCGATCCGTTCGGCGGCCTGTTCACCGTGCCGTATCGGGCACTGAAGCTGGGCCGCCAGGGGCGCGCCGCCGAGCTGTCCACGGCTTATTTCATGGACGGGGTGAAGTACCTGCAGGCCGCCGAGCGCGAGATGGCGATGCCGGATCTGTTCGCGACCATGGAGCCGCAGCCGCAGGACCGGGCCGCATGAAGCCCCAGCTCTTCCCGCGCGAGCCGCGCCGGATGAAACAGCCGAGCAAGGACCAGCTCCGTCAGGCTTTAGAAACTATGACGGCGGAGGTCATCCGACTTCGCGCCGAGAATAGGTTACTGCGCCTGGCATGGTGGCGGAGGTTACTCCCCACGTCGGAAAGATGGTGGAGGCACCCACTCATCGGACTCTTTTCGAAGCGCATCGCGAATCAGGCCGGCCGGGATCAGGCCCATGAAGGGCCAGCACGCCCCGAGGTAGAGATAGGCACCGATGGCCCTGATCAGCCCCTTCTGGTCGTACAGGGCGCTGCATATGACCCACAACCAAAACCCGGCGCAAAGCCAGCAAAACAGCATCCACAACCCAACGAAGAGCAACCCCCATTGCACTCGCATACTCGCCTTCCCCTTTCAGCTTCTCGGCCCGCGCAGCATAGCGCCGGGCGCTCGCAACCGCAGGAGACCACGCGATGACCGAAACCCCCATCACTGTTCAACGGCTTCTCCGGCTGCGCGACGTGCTTGAGCGCGTCGGCATGTCGAAGTCCACTCTTTACAGCCGCATCCGGGAGAAGACCTTCCCGCAGCCCCTCCACCTGGGCACGTCCTCGGTCTGGGTCGAGTCCGAGGTAACCGACTGGATCAACCAGCAAATCGCCCAGCGAGACAAGGCTGCTTGAGCTGGGGGTATCTGTGGGGGCATCTCGGCCCAATGGGATAGGCCAACGCCTTTCCTTTCAATGCCTTACGGCGAATCGGCGGTAGAGCCCACCTCCACCAAACAACGGTCCTAAGACGACCGACTAAGGCCGGGACTCCTCGATGCGGAGGGCTCCCGGCCTTTTTCATGGGCGATACCGATACCGCCTGCCCTGGAGAACGCGCGACCGGCGGTCAGACAGCGCTGATGGGCTGCTGCGCCAGTTGTTGCCAGATTACGGGACATAAGACAGGCCGAAAATCGCGTCGGTGGTGGCGCACGCATCGAATCCCTGTAGCGTATGCCCCCCTGCGTGCGGGTCTCTAACACCCTACAACGCTGGCCTGCCGAAAACTCGCCAGTCCGTCATATATATCGGCAACTCGTGCATCGCGCACGACCGCATGCTTACAGGGTGCGTCAATTACTGACGTGGGCGGTCTGTTCGGTGCACCCGGCAGGTACGCTCGCGACGATGTCGACTTGACCGTGCGCCAACGCCGCATCGCCACGTAGTTGGTCGAACAGCGCGAGCAGTTCGATGGCTTCCTGCTGCAGCATGACCAGGGCACTTTCGCTGTGCTCTTGCAT